ACCCTATTTGTTCACTAAAATGAACTTTTGCAGTAAAATAAATTTGTTCAATAAAATGAACATTGGTATCTTGCACGACCAATAAAACCATAAAACAGAGCTATGAAACTAAAGGATTATCCTGTCTACAATTACAACCCTTTTAGGGTCAACGGAGATTATTTCAGAAACATACCCACTCAGAAGGAGAAAGTCGTTTCCGACACGGGGGAGGTACTCAGGGACGAGAAGGAGTATAAGGTAGCCGATTTGCAGAGCCATGTCCGTATATACGAGGATATGTATGATTTACTATTTACCATGAGTCCTGCAGGGGTAATGATACTTGCCAATATCTTTAAACAGATGCCTAAGAATGGGGACTCTGTACTACTCAATGTACAACAGATAGCTAGTGAACTGAACATAGGAAGTAGGAATACTGTTTATAAGGGTATCATAGAGCTTATGAACAAGAAGGTAATAGCTAAGGGTGTAGGGTCAGATATCTACTATATCAACCCTGACTATGTGTATAAAGGTTCCAGGTCTGCCTGGTTCGAGAAGTATAAGGAATTTGATAAATGCAACAATGTTGCAACTATTAAAACATACATGAATAATAGATAAATTTGCATATGAAGTACGATATCCCTAAAGAGTTTAAACCTTTCGTAAATAGCGTAAAAAGACAATGCAGGGATTACAAGGTTGACCTCGTATTGTCTCCTTCAAGGAAGGTTGTAGTGACAGATGACTTTGAAACAGAGTGTGGCGGGTATTTTGATGGTGATAACAGGGACTTAGTAGTTGCCTGTGGTAAGCCATTTGAGAAGTGGGTAGAGATACTTGTACATGAGTCATCACATATGGATCAGTGGAAGAGTGACGACAGGTGGGATAAGTGGGGCGTGTCTTGTAGTAACATGTGGGCATGGCTATCAGGAGAGAAGATTATGAACCGCACCCAGGTGTCGAAGATGCTAGACGATATGATTGAGCTAGAGAGAGATTGTGAGATGAGGGCTGTAGAGAAGATTAAAAAGTGGGGCCTACCAATAAACGTTGGTAAGTATATCCAAAGGGCTAATATCTATTTATACAGCTATGGCATGATGCATAAGCTAAAGAAGTTCCCTACGGATATATATTCAGATAATAAGCTAGTAGCTATGGCATCTACAACATTCAAGAAAAACTACAAGAAAGTACCTGAAGATATAGCAGAACACATGGTCCGCTTTTATTCACAAAAGTAACTTATTTTTGTACCTATGAAAAAACTAATAGAATTCGTAAAATCCCTTTTCAAAAAGGAAGAAGCACCAATCGTACAAGAGATTGACGATATGGAATTATTTAAAACTAAAAAACCCAAAAGAGTGAAAAAACAAATCAAAGAGTACGGCGGCAAAGAAGTATATCCTTCTAAGGCTGCTAAAGCTAAACACGAAAAGAAAGAAACAAAGAAAGTAGAAAAGAAAGAACAAACTAAAAAGAAAAAGTAATCATGGCACAACCTCCTAAGAAAACATTATTGACTCCCAAAAGAACAATGGAAGTAGCTGACTCTCTGCAAAAAAGAGCTACTTTTGAAAGACAGACTGCTGATTTGATTGGTTCTTCAATGATTGCCGCAAACAAAGCTGGAAAAAAAACAGATTACATGGGTAGAAATAATAAAGAAAATTCGGAAGCTACTATTAGACACATTAACAAAGCTGATATTCTTGACAATAACGCTAAAAGATATAAGGCTTTAGCAATAAAAGCAATGAGTAATAAATCTAAAAAACAAAAGTAATTATGCCACAACCACCTAAAAAGACATTGCTGACTCCTAAGAGAGTAATGCAAGTATCAGATTCTTTAAGAAAAGAAAGTGGGTTAGCGGGTGTAGGTTCTCCATTATCTACTTTAAATAAAAAATCAACTCCTGCTGATTCTGCAAGGGCGTATCAAGCTGCTTTTGCTAGAATTGATGAAGCGGAAAGAAATAAAAAAAATGCTGAAAGATATAAGGCTTTAGCATTAAAAGCAATTAGTAATAAAAAGAAAAAATAATAATATGCCACAACCTATAAAAAAAGCATCGCAAGCTCCTGTTAAAGATAGCGTAGATGTAGCAAAATCAAAGTCGGGCGCTTTTGCTAAAAAAGATTTTACTAGAAAAGATTTCGGTAAAAAAGTTTCTCCATTAACAGACTCATCTACTAAGTATAGCGGTGTTGTTTTTAATGCTGCCTCAGGTATGAGTAAGGAGCAGTTAGCAAAAAAGGGGATAAGTAAGAATATAACTCCAAAAGGTGATACTGTTTATAAATACAAATCTAGCGGTATTAATTTTAAACAACTTAGAACTAAAAATAAATAAAATGGCAATGAAAAAAGTAGTGCCTGCCGCAAAAGGCGAAATGGGTAAACCAAGTTTAAAAGGAAAGTTTGAAGCAGCTATGCAAAAGCAATGGAAGTCTCGTCCAGAGAATCAAGCTAAAGCAGCTCCAACTCCTAGTCTTAAAAAGCCTGTTTCTTTGCCAATGACTGCAAAGGCTAAGGCTAGCAATATGAAGATTAAGTAATATGGCTAAGGAAATGATTAAGCGCAAGGATGGTTCTGTCTCACAACGTGGATTGTGGGACAACATCCGTGCCAACAAAGGAAGTGGAAAGAAGCCAACTTCGGCAATGCTAAAACAAGAGAAGAAAATAAAAGCAAAGGGCAAAAAATAAAATGGCAAAGGTAAAAGCAGATAGCAGGAAGATTAGCTTTGGTAAAAGAAAGTTAGGGTCAGCTCAAAAAGCATTTAATAAGCATACTCCTAGACCTAAAAAGTATAGGGGACAAGGTAGATAGATATGGATAAGAAACCTAGAAAAATTAACCCATCTAAGTATAATAAAGGGTGGTCGGTTGTTAATACTGGATGGATGCCAGGACAATCTGATATAGATGTTAGAAATAGAGCTGAACCACAAATAGCTAAAAAGCTAGGATATCTTCAGTCAGACGAGTATAAGAGAAGACTTGCTATGCAGGGCAATAAAGGCATCTTAGATTTGATAAAACAAAGAGCAGATGCTCTTAGAAATGCAGAATACTTTTCAATAGGTCCAGGGTCTTCTAGTACAACAAAATGGGGAGAAGATACGCCTAAAATAGAATTAGCTTCAGATGCTGATGATTCTGTATTGGCGCACGAAATTGGGCATGTAACTTCTGGTCTTGGTTTGTTATCAAAGAGTCCTACACAAGGAGGAGCTATGTTTCAATCTCCTGCAGAAGCTTGGCAGTTTGTTGTGAAGAATAAAAACATAACGCCAGCTCAAAAAAAACAAATATCTGATAACTATATGTCAAATGTTAAATATGGCAATTTTATTACTGACCCATCTGGATTTACTCTTGGAGGAAAATTTGATGTTCATGACATTGGAGCATTTGAGGCTAAGGGGGATTTAGATGCTGTAAGATACTTGCTTAACAAGGCAGGGTTAACTAAAAAGTATGGTCAGGATATAACAGAAGATATACTTAAGAAGGCTATACAGAATAAGGATATACAGAATAATAAATTCTTTAAAAGAATGAGAAAAAACTTTAGCGATAAAGATATTGTAGAATTAAATAATACAATAGCTAAAGTTGACTCAAAGTCTTCTAATCAAGCGTAAAAATAAATTTATGATAGAGTATCGCGGTGAAAAATTTAGTGGCTACAATAAGCCAAAAGACGCATCAGATGGCGTTCACAAGAAAGTAGTTCTTGCAAAGCAAGGAGATAATATTCGCCTAGTTCGATTTGGAGCTAAAGGATACTCATCTAATTATAGCCCTCAAGCTAGAGAGCAATATAGAAAGCGTCATGCCAAAGAAGCTAACTCTTCAAAATTAACTGCTGGCTGGTGGGCTTATCATCACCTATGGTCAAAAAGTTCTCAAGTATACCGCTCAGGAAAAAGTTCAGGTAAAGGAGAGAGATTCAAGTAGGTTACGTATATTTGCGTATAACCGATAAGAATGAAGCACTTATTTAACAAAATCAAGCCTGTTGGCAAAAGGGTTATCGTATACGTAGATACCCAAGAAAAAGACTTACACAAAATAGAATTAGAAGACGGCAAATCAGTTGATTTGTATATCGCCAATGATTACTCATGGGATAGCCGTATTACAAACTTCACACAAGGAGTTCTATTAACAGATTATAAAAACTTAAAAGCAGGAGACTATGTATTGGTACACCACAATAGTATGTCTGACGAATGCGAATTGGATTACCCAGGTATCCCACACACTTCAAAAATCTTCGCAGTCGACGAAAACTTTGTATACTTTGGTATAGATGGAGAAAATATTATATGTATAGATGGCTATATGTTAGCAGAAAGGATATATGAGCCAATACCCGAATCTAAGTCGGGTTTAATATTTACGAGCGAACCAAAGCAGATACCTAACAAGCTTAAAATAATTGGAAAGCCAGACTCTATAACTGACTATGATATTAATGATGTAGCTGTAGTATACAAGTATTCTGACTATGAGATGACGCATAATGTGGGTGGCAAAATAAAGAAACTTATTCGATTAAAATATACAGACTGCCTAGCAAAAGAAATTTAACATGACAGACAAAGACAAGATAAAGCTTTACGAAGATGATGGTATTTTAGGAGCTTATTATGCACTCAATAGAAAGCTTAATGAGATAACTATATTGTTGAATAACAATGACTTAACTCAAGTTGACATGTCAAATAAAGACGATGGCACTCTAGAGAGAGTTATGAAATTCTTTAATAGCGTTGGAGATATCAATGATGTCATGAAGAAGTTAAAGATAGATAATGCTTTAACAGGAGATGAAGATAAAGATAGGGCAAAACGTAAACCACTAATCGAAGAGTTAGTAAAATGAACGTAGCGTATATAACCAAAGATTCTACCAAAGAAGAGATTTATGATGCGTACATAAAGACTCAGAAGCTACTTAAAGCTCAAAAGCATTTGAATAAAAAGAATGCAGATAAGGTATCTGCTGTCAGGAAACAGAAAAACCAAAAGATTAGAGAGCTTGGCTATAAGTTATTCAAGTCTTACCAATTAAACTACGGATTAAATAAGCACCTTCAGAATGTTCAAAGATTTGCTGCTAATGCCAAATACAAATACAAGAAACTAGGTATAGAAGAAGGGAAGGGTAAGATTAGGACAAAAGACTATGCTATTATCAAGATGTACTCTTTTCTTCTTCAGATAGAAAAAGTATCTAAGATACTAGAGATGCCACTAGACAAGTGTGCGTTCTTCCTATGGGCTGGAAGATATACGTTTTTCACAAGAGATGACTTTAGAAAAGACTTTGAAGGGGAAAGTTATAGCTTTACAAATTTCATTGGGTACGGCAAAAAGAATAACTTTATAATATCTGTATCTAGCGATAATACTATTAAAAGGTATGCATTGACTGCGCTAGGTTTAGATGTATTTAACAAAGTTGATAGGTTTACTAAAAAGCACTTTAAGGTAGATGTATAAAGAAGAAGAGGTATATGGTATAAAATATAAGACTCCTAATATTCCAAATAAGGAAGATATAGATAATTGGTATATGGATGAGGAAGACCAAAAGTTTTATAAACTAGAGCTTCCTGATATATTTGAAGACCTTGAATTTGATGAAGATGAAAACGCTCTATATTCTGATGAGCAACGTGACTTTGTAATAAAAGAATGGAACAAGATAAACAATGGATATTGGTTCTATAACAACGGAACGCCTACATACATAACAGGATTACATTATTTCTATTTAACATATTGGACACTAGAGGACGGTAATACACCTGACTACAGGGATGTAGATAGGAGATATTATTACTTCCAGGATTATTGTGAATCTATCCCACAATGCTTTGGTATTATACGTATCAAGAAGCGTCGTGAGGGTGCCACGTCTCAGGCTACATGCTATTTAGTATGGAAGTCGATAACTAAAAGAAAGTCCTTTTGTGGCATCATATCAAAGACGGGTAAAGACGCTAGTGACGCATTCGTATACATGGTAATGAACGGATACAGAAACTTACCTATATTCTTTAAACCTAGAGCAGAAGACGAAGAGACTAAGACAGAGCTTGTATTCAAGAAGAAGAAAGATAAAAGAAAGACAAAGGCTAGAGAGAAGGGTAAAGTATTTAATGATGATATAGGATTAGAATCTAAAATTAACTTTAAGAATACTGCGCTTAACTCGTACGATTCTGGTCGTGTTAGCGCTCTATTAATGGACGAGGCAGGTAAGTGGCCCAAAGAAGTCCCCGTAAACCAATATTGGCCTATCGTTAAAAAGACTTTAGGTAGGGGAGCTATCAAGGTAGGGTTCTGCCTTATACCATCAACAGCGAATGACGCAAAGTCTGGTGGTGAGCCATACAAGGAGTTATTTGACGGAAGTAATCAATTTGAAGAGTCTGTCACAGCAACAGGATTGTATAGGTATTTCTGCCCTGCATATGATGGGTACGAAGGTTTTATTGATGAATATGGAATGTCTATAATAGATGCTCCTACTGAGAGGCAGAAGAAGTACATATTTGAGAGATATGGTTTAAAGATAGACATAGGAAGTAAAGACTATCTATTGAATCAAAGAAGAATCATTACAGACAAGAAGGCTTTATCAGAAGAGATACGTATGAATCCATTTACGGAAGAAGAGGCGTTTATGATTGATGCCAAGAAGTGCTACTTCAATGCAGACAAGATATATGACCAACTAGATTTCCTGAAAGAAGAAAGGGTTAAACTTAGAAAGGTAAGGCTTTTCTGGAAAGACGATAAGACAATAGATTGGGCAGATGACCCTAATGGATCATGGCTAGTCTACAAGTTCCCTGAAAAGGATATGCAGAATAAATGGGTAGAGATTAATGGCATGAGAACTCCCGCTAACAAAGAGATTTATAGTAGCGGTATTGACCCATTCAAGTCTTCCGTTATTAGCGGGAAGGGGTCTATGGGAGCTTGCTATGTATTTGAAAGGTTGAACATAAAAGACCCAAATAACACATGCATGCCTATAGCAGAATACGTAGATAGACCTAGGCTTAAGAGTCTGTTTCACGAAGAGATGTTAAAAGCTGCTATATTTTGGGGATACAAAGCTTGTTATGAAAATGACGTAGGTGATGACTTTGTTGATTATTTCTCAAACAAAGGATATAAGGGATACTTGATGAAAACTCCAGAATCCGCAGTAGATAGGTTTAAGAGAAGGCAGGGGCCTGTAAAATATGGGGTTGCGTCATCTGATGCTTTTGCCTTGGCTAGGCAATTGGATACATGTATTACATACATAGAAAACCATTGTGAGAAGATATATTTCCCTGATTTATTAGAGGAATTATTGAAGTATGACCATGAACATAGAACCCCGTTCGATAGAACGGTTTCATTTATGATTAGTCTACTTTCTGGTGTATCTTTGGAAAACAACAAAACAGAAGTTAAATTGGCGACATTGCCTGTAAGAACCTACAAGTTAGATGTAATCTAATTTTGTACTTTTGCTATAATTATGAGCGAGAATAAACAAATACTTAATTTTCACCTTGGTAATTCCAAGCTGAAGAGAGATGAAAAAGAAGGCCTAAAGATATCTAAGTTTTTGCAACAGGCATATAATAGTGGATATTTCAGCAGGAGAAACAAGAAGTTCGAGAAGAATAGAAAGTTCTCTAGAGGTAGACAGCCAATGGCTGAATTCCTAGACTTATTGAATGTTGATGGTAAAGAAGCGTTCGTAAACCTAGATATGAAAGCACCTGCAATCGCTCCTAAATTCATGCAGGTTATTATAGGCGGATTCATGAAGAGAGAAGAAAAGGTTAGAGCTTCTGCTGTAGACCCTATATCTGTAGATAGAAAGGTTTACGATAAAGAGAATGCGGAGTTCAGAATGAATCATGGAGATTCTGTAAGACAAATAGAGGAGCAAGTTGGAATTAAATTAATGCCAGACGGAGGGTTTGTTCCAGAAGACTATGAGGAGCTTGAATTGTATTTTGGGCTAGAATATCAATTACCTGAAGAAATTTTATTTGAAAAAGGATGCGATTACGTATTCCATGAGAATGGATGGCCTGTAATCAAAAGAAAGCTTTTAGAAGATATATCTGAAACTGGAGTAGGAGCTACAAAAGTTAGTGTAGCTAATACAGGTAAAATAAACATAAGAAGAGTTGTTCCTGAGAACCTATTTTATGGATTCTCTCAGTATGACGATTTTAGAGACGTTTCATTTATAGGTGAAATAGTATCTATGAAGATTGTAGATATTAGGAATAACTACCCTAATATGACTGAAGAAAAGATATACGAACTATCTAAGCATTCTAAGCAGCACACACAGACTGTTAAGTGGGAAGATAGATTTAGATATTCTATTGATAGACCATATGATGATTGGACTGTAGACGTTATTGATTACGAAATCAAGACTATTGATACCATGATGTATCAATTCAAGACTAATAAGTATGGTAACCTTATTGTAGAGAAGAAAGAAAAAGCACCTCAAAGACTAGGGGACAATAAAGAATTATTCACTAGAGATATGTATGTTATATATCGTGGCGTTTATGTTCTTAATACAGACATAATGCTAGAGTGGGGAGTTGCTAAGAATATGATTAAGCCGTCTGTAGCAAAAGAAATGGCTGATGCTTATTTCAGTTACAGCTTATATATGTTTGAGAATCTAGATTTGGAGAACATGGCTATCCCTGAAAGAATGGAGACATCTATCAGGCAGATGACATTGGCTCACTTAAAGATTCAGCAATTAATTGCAAAGCTTAGACCATCTGGTTTAATTATAGATATAGACTCATTGTCTGATATCAATATTGGTCAGGGTAAAGCACTTAATCCATTAGAGCTTCAAAAGGTTTACGACCAAACAGGTAACATATACTATAAGAGACGCACAGAAGACGGAGAAGGTACAAATGGATTGCCAATACAGGAAGCTCCAAATAGCGGAAGTATAGGACAGATTCAAGAGTTAATTACTGTTTATAACCATTACCTAGAAAGGCTCCGTGATGAAATTGGAGTAAACGAATATAGAGAGGGTGCTGGTGTTAACCCTAAATTAGGTCTTGGTGTTCAGCAGGCTCAAATACAGGCATCTAACAACGCTACCGATTTCTTATATGATGCATACTTAAACATATACCAACAAACAGCATTTAAGATTTCTCTTTTATTATACGATTCAGTATTGTATGGTGGAGAGCAATATAGAAACTATTTGAATCCTAATAATGTAGAAGGTAAATCTTTCGATATTAAAATTGAAGTTCTTCCAGACGATAAGGAAAGAATGTTTATGGAGCAGATGATTCAAACAGCGTTATCTGCAGGTATAATTGAATTTGAAGATGCTTTCAGAATTAGAAGTATTAAAAATACCAAGTTGGCTGAAATGTATCTAACTAAGGCTAAGAAGAAGAAGCAGAAAGATGAGGCTCAGAAGGCTCAAATGAATTCTGAGATGAATGCTCAATCTCAACAGCAGTCTATCCAAATGAAAGCTCAAATGGATGCTCAATTAGAGCAAATACAAAGCCAAGGAAAATTAGCTATTGTTAATGCTGAGATGACAATGAAGAAAGACTTGTTAGAGCAGGAGTTTGTTCAATTAAGTCTCCTTAAGTCTTTCGAGTTAAGTAGACCATTAAGCCCTCAGCTAGAGCAGATTGTTGGATCTTATTTTGCTAAAAAACAGCAAGAGATGATACAGGAAGCTATGATGCAGCAGATGCAGGCTCAACAGCAACAAGACCCTCAAGCGCAACAAGAACAGGCAATGAGTGATGCAGTTAATCAAAAAGTAGACGAAGAGTCTAATGAGATTGCTAAAGAAGAAGCCCAATCAAGCGGTCCTTCAGCTACTGAAGAAGAGGTAATTAACGAAGAGCAGATGCAACAGCCTGAGACTGAATAAAAAATGATTGATAATATTTATATATTTGCAACATAAAACCAAACAATATGACCGAAGAGAACATTAACCCGTTTGACGTATCTAGTTATTCGACACAGGATACGCAAATAGAAAAGAAAACAGAAGAAGCACAACCAGGAACAGAGTTACCTCCACAGGACCCTGAACCTAAAAAAGAAGAAAACGAACCTGCAGAACCACCAAAAGCGGATACGCAGGATGATAATCAGGCTGCTACAAATACGCAGGTTGATGATAGTAAGGCTCAAAGCCAAGACCCAACGCCATTCAATTTTGAGTGGAATAACGAAATGGCTAAACAAATATATGATAGCCTTGTTAGCGGAGATATATCTCAGATAGCAGATATCATGTATGAGCAGAAAGTTCTTTCAGAACTTGATAAAATGGATGAAAATGAGGTTCTTATGCTTAAGATGGCATACGACTATCCTGATTGGACTCCAGACGAGATTCAGGAGGAGTTTAACTCAAAGTATTCTGTAGATTCAGACTTTGACGAATCACTTCTTACTGATGAAGAAATTGCTTCAAAGAGAAAACAAATCGAGAAGCAGCAAAAAGCTATTGCAAGAGAGATTAAGAAAGACGTGAGAGAGGCTAAGGATTACTTGCAATCGCTAAAACAGGACATTAGTTTTCCAGATATTCTGAGTCAAGTTCAACAGGCGCCACAGCAAAATGTGAATCCTGAAGAGTATGTGAATCAGTATTTGACAGCTCAACAAGAAGAGCAAGCGAAAGCATATCAACAAGCCAGGGAGATGTTTGAGAAAAGCGTTGAAGATGGTTTGAGGAGTTTTGATGGATTTAACGTCAATTACAAGGACGAGGATGTTCAGTTTGACGGAAAGTTTTCTCTAACGCAAGAAGAGAAAGCCCAGCTTCAAGACACCATGAAAGCTTTCGATTTAGAGTCTTTCTACGGTAATCGCTACTACAAGGAAGGTAAGTACGATACCAAGCAACTTGCAGAAGACATCTACTTCTTACAAAACAGAGACAAAGTTGTGAATTCTATGGTAACGCAAGCCGTTAGCAAAGCAAAAGCAGATTTGTTGAAGAGCATGAAGAATATTGATTATAGCAATTCTCCAAGACAATCGGCAGCTATAAGCTCCAATGACTACGATAAGATGGTGGATGCAATGTTTAATATTTAAAAAACAAATTAAAATAATTTAAAATGGCAGTTTTACAACCAGGCAGTGTACAGCCTACAGGTGGTCAGGTAGCCCGTCAGTTCGTTTCTGACTTATCTATCTTAAAACCACAGTACTATGACAAATTCATTGAGAAGTATGGTTCTCAGAACTACACTCAATTATTAGAAGCTTTAGGCATGAAGGCTACAGTTCCTTCTCGCGAATTCTTCCACTTTGAGACAAAAGGTAAATTACATTCAGCGGTTCAGTTGGATGGTGGTGCTTTAGCTAACGTAGCTGCTGGTGCTCCAGTAGACGTTGCTATCAGTTCTGCTTTCGTTAGTGGCGGTAAAAGCCCATTACGTGTAGGTGAAGTAGTAGAGAATGCTGCAACTGGCGTTCAGTACAAAATCACTGCGGTAGCTTCTGCAACTGCTTGCACAATCAAGCCGTTAGATTCTACAATCGACGCAAACACAGATTTAGGTGCTAACTCAACTGCACACTTGTTATTCCGTGGTCTTACAGAAGCTGGTGAAGCATCTAGCAAGTTCAATAGCTTAACAGGTCTTACAGAAAGAAAGACTTTCTACACAACTGAAATCCGTGAAGATTTCTCTATCACTGATAGGGCTAAAATTGAAGAACTTTATTTCGAAGTAAACGGTCAAGCTTACTATACCTACAAAGGTCTTGATGAAGCTGTACGTCGTTTCATGAACAATAAAGAATTCAAATTAATGTTCGGTAAGCCTTCTGATAACATTAGCGGAACTGTAGGTACTACAGGTCTTGTTCCTCAAATCGAGGCTGGTGGTCAAACTTACCAATGGAACGCTTCTTCTAGCGGTTTCACTATCGACGATTTCCACGCTCTTGCTCGTCTTGCTGACTTCAATGGTGGTTCTAGCGAATACCATTTCTTAATGGATTCTTACTTAAGAACTGTTGTTGACGATGCATTATTCAACAAGTACACTAACGGCGCTATTCAATGGGCTTCAGTTGGTGGTTCTAACGAAGTTGCAATCAAATACGGTTTCGATTCATTAAAGATTGATGGTACTACTTTCCACTTAAAGAAATACTTACCTTTCAATGCTGAAGCTGTTTATGGTGTTGCTCCTTCTACAGAGTACTACAAGAATAGCGGTATCTTAATCCCTGTTAAAGACGGTAGAGATGCTCAGACTGGCGACAAGATTCCTTCATTACGTATCGTTTACAATGAAGTTGAAGCTGGTAAAGAAATCAAGGTTTGGGAAACTGGTGCTTTAGCTAAAGTTCCTACTTCTGACAAGATGGAATTGAATGTACACCACATGGCATACTGCGGTATCCAAGTGTTTGCTGCAAATCAATACATCAGCGTTAAGAGCTAATTTTAACTTGATTATAAAGAGACCCCATCCTTTGCGGTGGGGTTTTCTTTTTTTATTATATTTGTAACATAAAACAAACCATTATGTCAAAAACCACGAAAAAACAGACTATTGACGCAAACGGAGATATCGTTGATATCATAGATACTCCAAATCAAATTGAAGAGGTAGCCGATATTAAGGTAGAGGCTCCTAAAAGACAGGCTAAAAAGCCAGAGTTCTACGTTTTCCAATTAACACAGAAATTCTATGTAACAAGTCCAGGTAAGTTGCCTTATCCTGAAAATTGGCTTGTTAAGAATGCTGACATCATTTATGATGAAGAAACAGGAACAGAAAGAAATATTAGATACTTAGAGGGCGTAAGCACAATTTGGGAAGATGAGCAAGAACACTTATCTGAGCAAAAAAAACGCTCTAGACCAGATATTAGATTCGTAAATGGGTATTTGAGAGTGCCAGCTAATAAGCCATCTTTACTTGAGTTCTTGATGAAGAGCAACATGAATGAAAGCAACAAGAATAGAATGGCAGGAACTAAGTCTTTATACAAACTACTTGATTTCCAAGCAGAAGAAGAAAAGAACTTAGAGAAAGCTGAAACTAGAATGCAGGCTATGAAGATTGCTATGGAAGCTCCATTAGATATGATGATTCCTCATGCTAAATATCTTGGTATTAAGTTTACTAATAGCCAAAATGTAGAAAGAGGAGACAAAGCTATCAGGTTCGATTACTTAGATGTAGCCGATAAGAAGCCTGATATGTTTATTAAAACCTATAATAACCCATTAGTTAAGATTCAGTATATAGTACAGAAGGCTATGGCTTCAGGGTTAGTAGACACAAGCTCAGTTAAGGGTCAGGCAATATGGGGCGATAGTAAATCGTTTATTGCTCAGATTCCTGATGGTAAAATCCCTGTGGAGTTTCTATCAGAGTTCTGCTTAACTGAAAAAGGAAAGGAATTCTATTCTCAGATTAAACATATGGTTAATTCCTAAGACGCTTCGTGTTTTATGGTTTTATTGGTTAGGGCCCCTTGTTTCTACAGGGGGCTTTTTTTATTTATATTTGCAATATGAATATTAACGATATATACAAAGTTGTATCATATCTGGTAGATAAGTACCAAGGAACATATTTGTCTCCAGATGATTTCAACATGGCTGTAAATACAGCGCAGAGACAATACTTAAACTTTCTTACAGGTGAAACTCAGGAAGCAACTGCAACTCGAAGACCTGGAAGATATTCTGGTATGCAAGAGAATGTTACTATTGGAGGTTCTTTATCTGTCTTCTTAAAAGAAGGGACATTGACAATAGCTAGTCAATTAGCTGCTCAACCAACTGACTTCTATAAGATATCAGCAATGAGAACTACCAATGATGACTTTTCAATAAGACGCGTGGGGGCTGATAAGATATTTGCTTATGTAAATAATGCAATAGACGCACCTACTCTTACAGAACCTGTGTACACGGAGATAGGAAATAATTTTAAATTCTTCCCAAATACATTAACATCTGCTAAAATTGTTTATTTTAGAAAGCCAGCAGATGCAGCATGGGTTCCCGTAACAGGCACTTTAACTTATGATGCGGGCGCTAGCGTTCAATTAGAATGGCCTGAAAATGATTTGAATGACATTATCTATAGAACAATAGGTATTATAGGAATCAATTTAAAAGATGGAGATTTAGTAAGAGCATCTTTAACAGTTAAAAATGATGGTCAATAATGACTAGAAAAGTATTAATAGAACAGATAAGACGTATCTTGTATGGCGGTGTGCCAAATGATGATGCAAGTATTTCTGAGAAAGAAATAAATGTATACTTGAATCAAGCCATAGCTTATATGGCTAAAATCAACTATACAGATGCCATTAAGTTAGATGGCATAGAAACTGTAGCAGATTCGTTTTATGCTACGTTTAAAAACTTAACAGTAACATTAGATACAGATACAGGATACTATTATACAGAACTACCTCAAGTACCATTAGGATTATCTAGAGGCTATGGCATATCAACTGTTACATTCCCAACGTCTACAGGTTTAGCAAAAGCACCAATACCAATATCTGTAAGAGAGTTGGATTATATGGATAACTTAAAGAATCCTCCTAGTAAGATATTTTATTGGGCAGAAGGTAAAAAACTTTGGTTCAAGAGCTATACAAACTTAGTGGGTAAGGCACCAATCGTTAGAATGGTAAGTTCTGAAAATGACGACTTAACTGCTGAGATTAATGTTCCTCAAGAATATATCTCAGATATGATTAACTTAGTACTGAATCAATTAAAAATTAGAAAAGGAACACCAGAAGATAATGTTAACGATGGTGTAGATAAAGCTTAAATAATATGGCAAAAAATACAGCAAAATGGGTTCCGTTATCTGAGATTGTCTATCAGTACATAGACCAGGCTAGAATGTCTAATGCAGACTATAGAAGACTATGGACTATAGGAATCAGAGGTGTTGAAGAAATGGGGCTAGATGTATATTCTACTCCTAGAACTGTGAAACTCCCTATTAACCCAAACAAGACAGTTAATCTTCCATCAGATTATATAGGTTTTTCTAAAGTAGGAGTTTTTAATGCTAAAGGAGAAGTTGCTTCATTAAGAAGAAACATAGGCCTTAGTTCTTATAAAATACTTCAATCAGATAGACTTACCAGCAATACAGATAATACTACAGGTAACACGTACAGACTTCAAGACTTAGCTTATGTCAACTATTTTGATGGAGCTAGATATGTAAACATCTTTGGAGTTGGTTCTGTTTTGAATAATGCAGGAGAGTTTGATATAGATGAGGAAGAGGGTTTGATATACTTAGGAAATGATTTTGATTTTAGCTATGTAGTTTTAGAGTACATGTCTTCTCCGGCTAATGATCCTGATTATAAGATACCTATTCAGATAAGAGAGGCTGTTTTAGCTTTTATTGCTTGGAAAGATATAGAGCATCTTCCATTAGGTAGAAAGGCTAGTCTTGGAGATAAGCAATTAAGACGTAAAGAGTACTACAACCAAAAGAGAAACGCTAACCTAAGAGAAACACCTATGTTCCTTTGGGATGCAAATGAAGTTATCAGAATGGGTGCTAAACTAGCAGTTAAGATATAATATGAAAACAGAAAGGAAGACTTTATCGGGCATAATGAATCTAGATGACCCAAGGGAAGTGTTCCCTCCTAGTCATCATAGGGAGGCTAAAAATGGCGTCTTTAGAGGCAATGGTACGTATAATAGGTACGAGACGATTAGAGGCAACCAAGAGTCTGCAAACAGGGAGCTTATAACTAATAATTGTGCTATAAGAGGTATTGCTAGGAGAATAGAGTGTGGATTTACAGGAACAGCTCTTAAAATTGTTCCAGAATGTACGCTACTTGGAAACGCAGTAAAGCCTACGGTTATAGACCCTAATATAGCAGTTATAGGAGTTTCTGGATATGCTGGATCTTGTATAGGAGGAACAGGTAACGATTATATGTCTGCTTATATTGCGCTAAACAATATAGTACTTGCAAATACAACATTTGAGATAGAGGTTAAATATGTATATCATGGTAATGCTTGCACTGTAGATAACTACTATTATGCAAACTTTACATTGGTTGTACAAACAGGCAATAACAATGCTGATTTAGATATGTGTACTCAAGGAGCTTATATACCATTCCCATTTGATATATGTTCAACTTGTATTGTAAGCTGCAGTAACTCTGCAATAGACATATCAACTTTTGCATGCTAGACCAATAAAATTGTATCTTTGACAATAAAAATTAATTAATATGGCCCAGGTAGTAGACGTAACTTTAACAGCTATAGGAGCAGATACGGGCAATTTCACAGTTAGAGCACTTACGAGTGCTGATGTTGAGATTGTTGTTTCAGGGGTATGGCCTAAAACAGCTCAAACATTTATTCAGAATGTTGCTAAAAGGTTTGCCGACGTTCCAGATACTGCGTATAAGCTTAAGGTTGAGTCAAACACAGCATCTTGTACGAATTCATTAACAATGGTTTTTTTAACTGCGTAATAGATGGCTTCAGTAAATCAATGTATAGGTTCTTGTTATGACGAGTTAAAGCATCGTGTGTTCTATTTTAACTGGAACTCAGATGGATATAATGGCATTTATATGTATGATATAAAGACTAAGACCATTAAGCCATTACTTGTTTCATTGATTCACAGCACAACAGATATATTAAATTTTAGCCCAGACTATCCTATCGCAAGTGTAAATATTTTATACAGAACAGAGGAGGAGGGAGATATACTTCATTGGACTGATAGAAATCAGAGACCGATGAAATTAAATATAAAAGACGCATTAGATACCGTGTACGCTTCAGATTGGAAGAAAGACTATCTAACTGTTGCTAGAAAGATGCCTTTAATAGCTCCTGTTTGCGCATATGCAGATGATCTTACAAAAACTATAAATAACCTAAAAAGTAACCTATTCCAATTCAGTTACAGATGGGTATATAAAGACAATACAAAATCTACATGGAGTCCATGGAGTAAATCATTTGCCCCTTACAAGATAGATACATTGTCAATTGAGACAAATCCTTCTATCAATAACTATATATCTGTAATGGTTAATACAGGTCCTAAAGATGCTCTTTATATAGAGTTTTCTGCTAGGGGCGTATTATCAGGAGCTTATAGCGATAGATTTATAGTGTATACTTTGAATAAGAAAAAACTTGCTGTAGGTGATGATACATTATATACATATAAGTTTTATAATGATAGCACTTACGAATATGCTGATAAAGCCGAAGGACTTAGTTTATTTGACTACGTTCCAAAGAAGGCTAATACTCAAGAGCTTTTAAATGGTAATATTTTATCATATGGAGGCATAACAGAAGGTGTTACATTTGACACAACATTAAATGTAAGTAAGAATTTAACGTACTTTCAGAACGCATATCCATTAACAATATCTAGTTATGCTAGCTCTAGAAAATGGACATACGTTCTTTTTAACTCTCCAATTCCAGGAGATATTGTAGACTTAAAGGTTACTATTGATGAAGGTAATGGAACAAGCTATTTCCATATATTCAGTTACACAGTTGTAAATGGAGACACATTAGCTACTGTAAATACAGCACTAAAGGCTCTAGTAAATGCATACCCAGGACTAACAACATCAGATGTATCATACGCTAGTGGGCAAGGTTTTACTATTGACGGAGGAGTTAGTAAAATAATTACAGGTACATATACAATAACATACTCTCCTAATACAAACCCATTAGACGTAAATACAGCAGTATTTAAGCCAAACTCTACTTATAGATTTGGAATGGTTTATTTCGATGAGTATGGTGTAACAAATGGCGTTGTAACAAATGATACTATGGTGGTTAATACTAGGGAGGCTATATCTAGCGCTTTGGGTACTGACCAATTTGTTGTACCTAATATCCAATTTTCTATCAACCATGCGCCACCTTCATGGGCTAAGTACTTTTCATTTGTAAGGACATCTAACTTAACATATAGTGATTTTAAATTTATTATATCAGACTTATCTTATGGAACTTATAGAGATGCAAAGTATGGGTATATAAATATTAAAAATTATAATACGAATACTTCAGGTTATCCTTCTTACGACTTCACAAAAGGAGATAGGGTTCGCATATATGGAACAAATAATGGAACACTTACTGCTGTAAAAGACTATCCTATACTAGATATGTTAAACAAGCATCCTAACTCAACCGTTACGGGTGATGCTAGTGTTGGATTCTTTTTGAAGTTAGAATATGATAGTTCTACAATGTCTGCGTGGCCTACAAACCCTGCTTTATTATACGGGGAGCTTTACATAGAGGTATACACTCCTGGTAAAAATGCTGATACTTCTTCTCAGTTATTTTATGAGTTTGGTGAAACGTATGCAATAGGAACTGATGTAAATAATAATAGAATACATTTAGGTCAGCAGCAAAATCAAATTATTGGGGCAGGAGCTCAGGCTGCTGTTTACAACTTCTTCCGTGGAGATGTGTACTTAAGAGAAAGAGATAATATATGGATTTTCGATAGGTCTATATCTGATAAGTTTGACTCTAAGGTTGCAGGGACAGGAAGAGTATTTGCTATAGATGAGTTTGCAAAAGAAACATATTACCCTACATTACATAGATATTCGCTTGATTATCAACAAGGTACGAATATTAATATGACTAATAGGTTCTATGCTGCAAACATGGATGAGTACGACAGACAGAAAGGGGATATACAAAGATTTAAGGTTAGGGGTCGTCAATTAAGGGTGTTCCAAAGTAGAGCATGTGGCGTTGTTCCAATCTATCAAAATATCATGCAAACTGCTTCTGGTGAAAACGTTGTAAGTCAAAGCGTAGATATAGTAAATAAGATTCAATATTATAGCGGAGAATTCGGCATAGGTAATCAATATTGCTCTTTAGCTTCTTCAGCAAGCGCTGACTACTTCTCTGACCCAATTAGAGGGTGTCAGGTTAGGGTGGCTAATGATGGATTGACTTCAATAACAGAGTTGTATAAGGGGCACTTCTACTTTACAAATAAGATAAACAAGTATCAGAAAGAGGTAACTAATTCTTTCAACAATGGTAAAGCTAAGATACTTGGAGTATATGATGTATTTGAGGAGGAGTTTATCACATGTATGCAAGCGTCGGCTAATTCAGGAGATAATATGCCTGCAACTACGTTTGGATTCTCTGAGACTAGAAACGCATATACAGCTTTCTACGACTATTATCCTGAGTGGATTTGCTCTGCAGGTAACCTTATAATTAGTTGGAGAAATGGTAAACTATGGACCCACGACAATGAGACTAGCAGAGCTAACTTTTACAATACACAATACACATGTTCTATTAAATTAATATTTAACGAGACAGCTATTGTTAAAAAGCACTTTAATTCTATATCTTTACTAGCTAATGATTATTGGCTATCCGAGAATCAAGGAGATATATTAACAAACATGGGTAATGAGTCTAAGCTTATTCAGTCTGACTATAGAGTAAAAGATGATAAGTACCATGCAGCATTCAAAAGAGATATGTTGAGTGTAGGCGGGCTGTATAATGGTAGAACTCTTCACGGGTCTTGGCTTGAAATAAATTTAAAAGCTTTAAGTCCACAAAACTTAGTAAATTTGTACTATATAGATTTATCAATCTTAGAACCTTTTAATAATAGATAATATGAGTGGATTTAGTGATTTACTTAAAATGGGAAGCAGTATTAACCCAGGAGCTTTAGCACTTCAGGCACTTCCTTCAGTGGCAGGCCTTTTGTTTGGCGAAAACAGTCTTTTTAGCGGTAAAGCAAGACAGGCTAGTCAAAAATTAATGAGCAATTTTGAGAAGTCTCAAGCTGCACCAATTGATTCAGGATATACTGATTGGTATAATAGAATGCAATCAATGGGTAATATGGGCCTTAGTGGTTCTACTAGAGGATTGATGAATGAGTCTTTCGGAAGACAACAAGGAGCTATGATGGGTGCATTACGTTCTAAAAGGTCTTTATTAGGTGGATTAGGTCAACTTGCTGATGCAGGAGAGCAATTTATTAAAAGGCAAGGAGAGATGAATGAAAACCTATTAAGACAAAATAAACTTGCTGCCGCTGATGCTGCATATAAAATGGGAGCAATAAGAACTCAAGATAGATTAAGAAAAGAGCAAGAGGCTAGAGAATTTTGGGGAATGAGAAAGGCTGAATCTAATCAAGCTGTATCTAGGAACTTGGCGGGAATTGGTCAAGCAGTTGGTTCTCAATCGTACTACGCAGCGTCTGCTCCTAAGAGTAACCCTTATAGCTTTACTGATGCATTTGCTACTGAAGATAATTATGCACCTAGATTCCCAAGTGCAGCGTCTACTATTCCGCTTACTGTTTCTCAATATTTTAAGAATAAAAGTTCGAAATAATAAAACATAAATAACCTATAAAATGGCGATGTATCAACCTTCTTTCGTAGACACAACTGGGTATGTTTCTGGTATAACAGCAGGCATTAATAAAGCCATAGAATACAGAATGAAACAGGACAAGTTGTTTTCTGACTCTATGATTGACTTAAGGAAATCTTATGATACAAAAAAAATGAGAACAAGTGACGTTCCATTGTTTTTAAATGCATTCGAAGCACATAAGGGAGCTTTAATGAATTATACTAAAGTTAATAATAGTAATGCTAGTGCGGATCAAATATACATGGCATCTCAGGCTGTTGAGGATTCTAGAAATGCAATGGAACAAGTATTTTCAAAGTCTTCTAGAGTTTTTGAAAAATTAAAGTTATTTAATACAGCTAGCCAATCAATGTTTAAAAATGGAATAGAGCCTGTAGGTGAATTCAAAAATGCTGTTATTAAACTTAGCAAAACTCCTTTAGAATTAATACCAGATGATGATATTGATGTTGATCCATTTGGATTTAAGACAATGATTAATGCTGATGACCTTAAAGTTATCGACGACAGGATTCTAAAGAATGTACCAATGAGCGAAAGCGATGAGAAGGTTGTTGACGCAAGTGGTAATCCTGTATCTTTTAAGATATCAGTTCCTAGCCCTGGTAAACCAGAAGGAATGACATATAATATTCCATGGATATCTAAGAAAGAAAAAAGAGACCCATTATATGTAACTTCTGCTATTGATTCAATGTTTAATCTTCCTGATGGAGAAAAAGTAAAAAACTATGCATCTAGTCAGATTAACAAATTAGCACAAGCAATATCTATTGATGAAAATAATCCAAATACTACACCTGCTCAGGTTTCAGAAAAGAGAATGGCTGAAGCAAAACTAGGCCAAATAAAAGCATCATTCCCTAATGTAAAAGAAGTTAAAGATATATTACCTTCTCAAATTTACGCTATTGATAGAGGCCTGTTAGCTGGTAAGGTGAAAGGATTCTATTATGACGATAGGGAGTTTAAGTTGAATTTTAATAAAATAGCTTCTGATTTTGGAATGGATATGAGGAGTCAGGCATTCGCATTACAGATGCAAAATGCAGCATTGCAAGCTAATAACGCAGCCAACACAGCTACAATGGGTCTTTTGAGATTTGCACTTGGTGGAGGTACAACTATTGCTCCTGATGTTATTGACCAATTAAAAAAGATGGGCATTACTTTAGACCCTACTAATCTTGGTATTATAAATAAAAATAAGCTAAGTGGAGGTAAAAAGACCAACTCTGTCCTAGACTACTTAAACACTATTAAGGGGGGTAAAGGTAGCCAATAGCGTAAAATTCGTTAGATTTGCGTATTATAAATATACCAAATGGCTGATATTAACAACCCTCAGACACCAGACCCAAAGAGTACTCCAAAGCCAGCTCCACAAAAGTTGCCTTCGAATGTAGTTTCTCTTATGAAAAAGATTCAGAGCCGTCAACAAGCTCTTGATACTGAGTTTAATGCCCTAGGTGAATATGCTACTAGAAATACAAAATACGATAGAGATTTAATAAATCAGAAATTCACAAGACCTATAGCTCCTGATACCATTACGAACACTAGGGAATCTATTGAACAAAAATGGAAGGATAATGCAGATAAAGCTGCAGCTTTAAAAGTTGTTGATGAATATGATGCAATTAACAATACCCTTAATGCGTATTTAAAACAAGAGTCAAAGTTTGGTCAAAACTACTCAACTACATTCAATCCTGCTACGAAGAAGTTTGAAGATATTGACCCGTATAATCATCCTGCTATAATTGAAAAGAGAAAAGAGTTAGAGTATGGATTAAAAACTGGTCAATTCGAAATAGATAAAGACGAGTTAACAGGACTTCCTATATTATTTTCTAAATACGATTCTCCATTAAAAGCTTTTACAACAGCCGTTGAAAAAAGCGCAATTAACACTGTTGACACTAGGGGATTCCTTTCATTATCTACAGCAGAGAAGGTAAAGCGTGTAAAATATGAGAATGCTTATGGTCCAAGTTATCTTCCTAATAAGCCACAAGGATTTTCTTCAGTAACTAATTTTGTAGGAAGCGTGTCATTGCCATTATTCAAAGCAACTGCTTTAGGTATTGGCGCTGCTACTATTGGGCGTATTAATCCTGCTTTGGGAGAAGCGTATGGAGCAGAGGCTTTAGCTAATCTAAATAAGTTAGGTAATACTATATCTTGGATTGGAGACATGACTGAAGGGAACCAATCTGCAGCTATAAAAAAATATTATAATGCTAAATTAAAAGCAAATCCAAAAGCAGACCCTATTCAAGTAATGAGGGAGGCTGAAGCAATTGGAGGCATTACGGGTGCCGTTACAGGTACATTAGAGGCATCTTTAATGGGTGGCGCTTTTAATAAATTAGCTCCATATCCAGGAATAGCAGCAGCTGCTAGTAAAATAAATACAGCACCATTGTTAGAATCAATGGCTAGTACTGTAAAAAAGGGCACTATAGAAAAAGCACTATCTGCTTTTGCTCCTGTTACAAAAGAGGCTTCTAAAATAGGTGCTATATCTGCTACTACTCCAGTGATTACTGATGTTGTTTCTAATATTGCAGGTGCTGATATTTCGGCAGAAGATACCATGAAAGAAAGCATACAAAGATTTAAGTCTGGTGCTGAAATGGTATTTGCTTTTGGAGGTCTACCTGCTGCTGCTAAAAGCGCTAGAGTTGTAGCTGAGACTATACCATTTGTAAGAGATGTTAATGCACAAAATATTAAATACGCACTTGGTATCGTTACGGGTGCAGTAAGAGACATTCATCCAGCTGTTAAGCAACAAGCTAAAAATATTGCTTATGAATTACCTCAAGGAGAAGTAGAAGCATTAATACAAGATGGTCAAACCCAAGGAGTTTTTGAGCAAGGCACGTTGGAGAAGTACAAGACAGATAAAGAATTATACGACGAAACAGATTCTCAGGTTCCTACGGATATCCCAAAAGAAAAGAGAGATATCATTAGAGGAATACAAGTTAAGATAAATAAGCTTAATGAGATGGCTAAAAGCCTAGGTAAAGTTAGCCCTCTATTAGATAGGATAAATAAAATGAAGGACCAGCTTGACGAAAAAGCTGTAAAGGTACTTGAATCTGATAATCCATTAGAAGTAGATGCTACTTTTGAACCTAAAGAAACTCCTAAAGAATCTACTATCGTTACGGCCCCAGAGGCAAAGCCTATTGAGGTAAAGACAGAAGAAACTACACCTATTAAAGAACAAGATAAATCTAAAGAAAATGCCACTCCAATCAGCCAAGAACCAACAAAAGAAATCGGTACAACAGGCGATATCAGCGAACCTGCGGGAACTGAAGGCGTCAAAGCACAAGAGACCACTCAAGCAGATGTTGGCGATAGCAATATCGGCGGCAAAGCGAAACCAAAAGTAGAACCTCCTGTATTAGAAGTAGAGCCTGTAAAAGAAACTCCAAAAGAGTTTAATAACAACGAAACTGCTACAGTATTCGGTAAGATGAAGAAAGCTGCTGAAGAGTATCTTTCTAAAAAAGTAGATGATTTTTCTGGAGCTTCTAGAAAAGCGTTAGCTACATTAAAGAATTCTGCTTTCTACAAAGGTCTAGATAAGAATGAGAGAGAGAAATATGTAGTAGCTGCTACTAAATTCTTTGAAGGGAAGGTTCCTCCATCACCAAAAGTTCAAAGACTTTTAGGTATAGCTAATGACGCTAAGACCGTTGTTAATAACATGTCTGCATTAAAGACTCAGTTAAAGTTGCAGGCAAAAGCTGCTAAGGATGCTGCCATGTGGATTAAGGGTACTAGAAAGTCTATCAGCAATGGTCTTAACGAATTAAAGAAGAAGGGCGTTATTAAGACATCTCAATTTTTATCAATACTTAAGAAGTATGATTCATTAGATATGGCAAATAAAGATGCTATAGACAACTTTGCTTCATATGTTACTAAGATTGTTAATGATGCTAATTATAACGATAAGTTAACAACAGCAACTAGATTTAAAAACTTAATTAAGACAGCATCTAAGGGTAAGGGGAAGCAAGCTAATTTAATTTCTGCTGCAAAAGAGTTTTTGAATATTAACCCTTCAGATATAGAAAATATAGATGAATATATATCTAATGCAAGTAATGTATTAAATGGAATTAGGTCTTCTAAATCTAAAGGGACAGAGGCTTCTTTCTCTCAAGCATTTAAGGATACAGATATTTTAGGATATGTTAATGAGCAATTAGGTAAGATAGAAGAGGCTAAAAAACAATCTAAACTAGAAGATTATAATGACCTAGTTGAATCTGGTGTTATATCAAAGGATATGACTTTTGATGAAATAGATCAGATTATATCGGCAATAGAAGAAGGTAAGGAAAGTGGTATCCCTGGTATTAGAGATAAGGCTAGATACATAAGGTCTTATGTTAATAAGAGATTCGATTCATTATCATCTATGGTGAATTCTATGTTAAAAAATAATGTAGACCCATTCACTAATGAGCCATTGTCAGATATATCTGCTGCAGATAGAGAAAGATTAGGTAAGATAATGAAGATGGGCTTAAATAACCTTCCATTAAAAGACGCTTATACGGTTATCGAAGCTTTAGGAAACTTTGCAACAAATGGTAAAGTGTCTAACCTTGATTCTGTAATTGCGTTGGGGGAGGCTTATCAAGGTGGTGAAGCCCTTCAATCTAAAGGAGTAAAATCATTGACAATAAAAGGCATTTTCGGCAAAAGAGCAGCTAGATGGTTTGCTGCAGACATGACTAGCTTACCTGTATTATTTGATAAGGCATTTGGGGCTAACAGGTCATTAGAGGTCCAGAAAGCAATGGGTATTTCATCTTTGATGAGAAATAAAAATATTGCAGAGAAGATTTATCAAGAAGCATCTAAGGAATATACAGATAAGTTTATTGGAAAATATGGTGGAGTTTTAAAATCTAAAACTAATCCAAATGGATTAAGATTTGATTCAAAAGAGAACATATACGAAAGGGGTATGCTAGCCTTTATGAGAAGGAATAGGGGTGGAGATGAAGCCGCTATCTCTAAAGAGTTTAATAGAAGAAAAACTTTATTAGAAGAGAGTATTGTGGCTTTAAGAGGTAAGGGTGGAGATTATGCTAAGATGGCTGATTTGTATCAAACAGCTTTTGATAAACTTGTAAAGGATTCAAATAATTCATTAGATGTAGAATCTAAGGCAGATGCAATAAACTTAGAAGCAGTTAATTGGTGGACTAATCAATGGGGCAAGCATTATGAAAAAATGAGAGATGTTAATCTAAATATATATAATCAGGATTTAGGATTCCATAATAACTACACTCAAGATACTTATGGTAAATTCGATAAAAATGAGATACCCGAATCTATGGACCCATTGTCTGAAAATCCATATTTCTCTAGTTATGATTACATACCTGACGCAAAGAGTGGAACATTGATGAAGACAACTGACCCTGAGATATTGCCTAATGGTAAGTTCATTGATTTAGATTTTGACTATAATAGTAATAGAGCTCTCAAGACAGCGTTAACAAATATACATACAGCTAAAGACTTAAGACAAGTTAAGGCATTTAGAGATTCTCCATTTTTTGATAAAATATTTAATAAAGAAGATGGAGATGTTTTTAAAGGCAAGATTAGCACTTATGCTAAGAGAATACAGAATAGGGATATAGCTGAATCGAGAGAACTTAGTCAAGTTGGAAGGTCTTTATCTGCAGCAGCAACAACAGCTGTATCTACTGCACTATCTTCTTTTGCGCAGCCATTTAAGCAATTGGCTCCAATAGCTCATACTTTTATAGCCAATAATGGAAAATTAGAAATAAGTGATGCTCTTAATGCCGATGCTCATGATTGGTTGAATAAAATAGGATATGGCATATCTAATAGAGGTATTGGGTCTCAATTTAATATGGAAAGCGTATCGTCAATGTTAAGAAAGGCGGATAATAACGTTTTAATGAGAGGCATAACCGGATTAGGTAAGATACAAGAAGCTAAATTAAGAATAGCTGTTGGGTATTCTGATATATTTACGGCTAGGTTATCTTGGCTATCTTATTATAAACAAAAATTAAGGCAGCAAGGAGAAGATGTGTCTAATCTCGATTGGAATACTCATGAAGTAAATAAAGATGCAGCAGATTACGCTGAACATATGACAAACGTTAGCCAAAACGTATCTGATACAGATTTACAAGGAACATTCATTGGATCCCAAGACCCTTATCATAAATTGTTTAAGAATACAGTAATGACTCTAGCGAACTACACAATGAACCAAAAGGCAAAAGTTGGCGGTAATATTAGAGTTGCTACAGGGAAGGGAGTTTCTGCAGAAGATAGAGGATTAGCTATGAAGTCTTTAGCAGGAACTGCTGCAGAGATGTTTGTATATAATGCTATATGGCAGATGGCTAATAATATACAATGGGGTATTGCAGATAAGATGTCAAACACCACTCCTTCTCAAGAGGAGAAAAGAAGAAGGGCTTTATCTTCTCAAAAGACAACTCTTACAAACTTGACTAATGACTTAATATCTCCACACCCTATTGTGAATGATGGGCTAGATAAGTTAATTAATTTTGGGCTAGAAAAAATAGACCCTAATACACCAAAAGCATTTGAGGTTAGGTTATATGATGGCGGAGGCCAGGATGCATGGGCTAAGAACTATGGAGTAGGCGGTATATTACTTAAAAATATAATGGATGCTTCTAAGTATAATGATATAGCTGTTAGTGGAGAAGTTAAGACAGAAGACCCATTTGGAGAAGAGCAGGTTAAAAAACTTACAGGAGATGATAAGAAAATTGCTATGTCTTGGATGCCTCTTACAATAGTAGGTCGTACCCTAGGATTTTCAGATGTGGCTAATATTTCAAATAAGATTATCAAGAATATAAGCGCTAGGGGCATGTCAGAAGAAAAAGCTTTAGTTAACGAGGCTATTGGCGCAGTTCCTCTTGAGGAGCAAAAGCCAACAATAGTTGACAATAAAACGATTAGTCAAGCTGCTGCTGAGGCTGTTAAGTTTAAAGACCCTGAATCTAGAGCTAAATACCTATTAGACCTTAAGAATAAGTATGGAACTGATGTTTGGTCTAAAGAGATTGACCAGATATCTGACCCTAAATTAGGTGTTATTGATGGCGGCACGGTTGCTTTCATGGTGGCTATGTCTAACAATGACCAAGATGCCCTAAAAGTATACAGAGCATTCTCTTTAACTAAGCCTGCAGAGAAGGTAGAGTCTTTAATGAGAACAAAGCAGGAGATAGGTTCTGATAGATTCTTTAAGAAGGTGCGTAGTATTCTAGACCTTAAGATGCTTAATGACGAGGGTATTAAACTTTTTGCTGATAAGTTGGATAGAAAAGAACTTGATAAGTTCATTAAAATATACACTGAGTTTAGTAATAAAGAAGAAGAGGCTAGAATTGCCGAAGAGGAAGCTGCAAGACTTGAAGAACAGCAAAAAGCTATGAGAGAAGCTGGCGGGCTAGAACAATAGTATCATTGAAATAAAGCTTTTTAGGTATATTTGCATAAACAAACAAATATGCCTTTTACAACCTCAGTAAGTATCACTCAAGGGGCAGACTGTAGCCAGTTCACCATTACAGATAGTTCAACATATAATGTTGAGGGGACAGGCACGTTTTCTTCTAGAAAGCTTACAATACAAAAATCAGATGGTTCTTACCTTAAGATAGGTACTAGAACATATAATCAATACGTTTGGCCTTTTGCCGACGGCAATAGCATAGTTATATCAGGAGTTGACGATAAGAATATTCCTTATTTAGCTACAGATTATGCTTTAGCTATAACATTGGCATTAACATCTACTAGCCCTCAAGTTGGGTCTGTATATACAAAAGCAGAATTACCTGTATTTGTGTGTTACACAATGAGTGCTTTCTTCTCTAACACATACAAAATGTCTATTGACAATGGACTAGAGAAAGACTATAAGTTTGTAAAAGATGTTATGCGTTTATTTCTAGAGCAAGAGTCAGCTAAAAAGGCTGGTTCTGACGGGGATATCGGAGCTGCTCAAGGATGCTTAGATAGAGCTAAACAAATTTCAGATGCACTTAAAATAGGATATTAATGTCTTTTACTGTCCCTCAAATATCAGAGATACTATTAAAAGCTGACAAGACCTTATACAGATTAGGCGCTATTGCCTATGATGATATGTTTGCTGAAGATAGCGAGTCTCTTGACTATGAAAGAGATATCATATTCATATATAAGAAATGTGTAGAATGGGCTGATGATTTTTACGTAGATAATATTAGATTAGACAGTGTTATTGAGAGGTTATCAGCAAAAGTTAATATATATGACTACGGAAAGCTTACTCCTATATATTCCGACTTAGTAACACAGAATGCAATCAGCACTGTTAGTCCGTATGTACTTAAATCTACATCACTTGCTTTAGGAATGGGGTTACTAGGGTCTACTGATTTCACTCAAGAGGCTGTTAATATATCTATTGATTACGACTATGTTCAGTCTCAAGTTAGAGAGAACTATGTTCACGACCAACAGGTAGCATCTAATTCATGGGTAGTTATCCACGAGTTAAATAAATTTCCTGCAGTTAACATAGTAAATACAGCTAATCAAGCTATAATAGGGGATATAACTTACAATTCATTAAATCAAATCACAATAACATTTACATCATCAATAAGCGGTAAAGCTTATATAAATTAAAATTAAGATGCAGTTTCTTACCAACATTGACTTAACTAAAAATCAGATTCTCAACGTAGCGTTGCAGAACTTATCTTCACCTCCAGGCTCTCCTGTTGCAGGTCAAGTTTATTACAACACAGTAGATAAAGCTATTTACTTTTGGGACACTATCCAATGGGTAAATATATCGGGCGACATTACCGAGGTTGTGGCTGGATTAGGTCTTACAGGTGGCGGCACAGGTGGCGCTGTTACTTTAGATGTAAACGTAGATAACGCTACAATCGAAATCAACGCTGATACGGTTCGAGTTAAAGACCTAGGCATTACTACAGCTAAATTAAATGATGGTGCTGTAACTACTGTTAAGATTGGTGCAAATCAAGTAACACTAGCTAAACTTGCCCAGATTGCTAACAACACAGTGATTGGTAATACGTCAGGTGGTTCAGCTACTCCTTCTGAAGTAGTGATAGTTACCGACTTGGCGAGCGCTAGTTCTACAACACTTGCAACATCTGCTGCAATCAAATCTTATATTGATACTAACGTAGGTAACCTTGGAAACCTAGAAGGTGCATGGGACGCTTCAGGTGGTTCATTCCCTGTAGGCACTTCTCCTGTCGCAGGTACTAAAGCGGGAGACTATTGGTATGTAAGTGTTGCAGGCACAGTTGGTGGTGTAGCATTCAATGTTGGCGATGTAATCGTTGCTAAGGTAAATGGCGCATCTACTAGCTCTGCTTCTGATTGGATTCAGTTAGAAGTTAATAGAGATCAAGCAACAGAGACCGTTTTAGGTTTAGCAGAGATTGCTACTCAAACAGAGGTAAATACAGGAACTGACGACCAAAGAATCGTTACTCCTTTAAAATTAAAAACATTTATAGATAATAGAACAGGTGGATATGCTGCAAACATTGGTAATGGTTCAGCTACATCATTCGCTGTTTCGCACGGATTGGGGACAATTGACGTGAATGTTATGTTGAAAGATAATAGTACTTTAGCACAAGTTTTTGCTGACGTAGTTATCACAGACGCAAACACAGTTACAGTTAGTTTCGCAGTAGCACCTGCGTCAAATGCTTATAGAGTTATTATAAAGAAATAGAAATAAATGCAAATATTATCTAATTTATCTCTTTACGGAACATTAGGGTTAAATTCAGTTGCGGATGCTAATACTGATACTGACAAGTTTCTTGTCATAGACTCTAATGGCATAGTAAAGTATAGGACGGGAGCTGAGTTATATAATGATATCGGAGCTGGTGGAGCTGCTGCCTATACATCAGTTTTACAGCATACAGTAAAAGCAGGTGTAGCCTTAACAAAAGGTCAAGCTGTTTATGTTACAAGTGCTGATGGGACTAACATGATTGTAGGTAAGGCATCTAATGCTTCTGAAGCTACTTCTAGTAAGACATTGGGTCTTATAGCTCAAGACTTGGCATTAAATGGTCAAGGATTTGTTATTACAGAAGGATTGCTTGCGGGACTAGATACTTCTACGGCTGCTGCAGGAGATCCTGTATGGTTGGGTACTGATGGAAACTTAATATATGGATTATTAAATAAGCCATATGCTCCAGAACATTTAGTTTTTATTGGTATAGTAACAAGAGCTCAACAAAATAACGGAGAGATTTTTGTTAAGGTTCAGAATGGATTTGAGATAAATGAGCTTCATAACGTTCAAATATCATCTACTCCGTCTGATAATTCTGTTTTGTCGTATGAGACTTCTACATCTTTATATAAGATGAAGCCTATCTCTACTTTGCTCGGATATACTCCTGCAAATTCGACTCGTACATTAACGATAAATGGAACTTCTTATGATTTATCTGCGGACAGGTCATGGAGTATTGCACCTATGGTATACCCTGGAGCAGGGATTGCTGTATCTACAGGTTCTTCATGGGGAACAAGTATAACAGATAATTCCTCTAACTGGAATACAGCATATTCATGGGGTAACCATGCTTCTGCGGGATACCTTACAGCATCTAGTGCTGCTAGTACATATTTAACTATTTCAAACGCATCAAGTACTTATTTAAGTCAATCTAGTGCTAACACTATTTATTTAAATAAGACAGATGCTGCTAGTACATACTTAAGCCAGTCTAGTGCTAATACAATATACCTGAATAAAACAGATGCTGCTAGTACTTACTTGTCACAATCATCTGCGGCTAGCACATACTTATCTATTAGTAACGCTTCTTCTACATATTTAAGCCAGTCAAGTGCAGCTTTAACATACGTAAGTTTTTCTGGGTCATATAGCAATCCATCTTGGGTTGCATCTTTAGCTTGGAGCAAGATAACAGGAGCTCCTGCATTTTTAACTTCTTATACAGAAACTGATACATTAGCTAGTGTGACTGCTCGGGGGGCATCCACATCAACAGCTATTACCTTAAACACTGGAGGTAATATTGTTTCAACCTCAACATGGGAAAAATGGAAACTTGTAACAACAGGCGTTACAGCTCCAGCAAGACAAGGTTCTGATGCGAATGGTTTAAATTTCACCTCTAATGCTCTTTGGAATTCTGGATGGTCACAAGATGACTCTACTAAAAAGTCAATGGCTTACATTCAGCATTTAGGTAATGGCAGACATGAATTTAGAACATCCCCTTCTGGCGGTACAGTTACTTGGACAACAGGATTGACTATAGATGAGGCTGGCGCTAACTTTAATGTTCCATTAACAATTAGTAGTAACACTATACTTCATGCAGGAAACTATAGTTCATATGCTCTTCCTTTATCTGGTGGTACAATGACAGGAACACCAGTATTTACATCTGTTTATGGTAATCCTGGTGGAGATTACACTGGAATAACCACACCTGCATATAAAGTAGATGTAGCATCTGGATATTGGAGAGTTGTTTATAAAAGTGCACATTCGGTTAATAGTGGAGTATATAACTACGAAACTGGTAAAAATGTTTATTGGGGAGAACCTTCTGATACAGGAGGATATTACTTTAGAGGAAGAACTTTATATATTACAGAAAGTAATGGTACAGATAGAGTTGTTATTCACGCAGGTAATGTAGGTTCATATTCGCTACCAATAGGGGGAGGAACAATACTAGGTAATATAACCTATAATGGATATGCTTTATCTACATCATCTTATAACATTGCACACATCTTAGGAAACTGGGCTGGTTCAGGTTATTGGGGTATGGGGTCTAATGGTACACATACTATAAGAATTGACCAAGTAAATTCATTAAGTGGGCAACAGGCATTTGCTTCTGCTTCAGATGTTCAATTAGATTTAGGAACAAACAGGGTTCTTCACGCAGGTAACTACAATTCTTACTCTCCATCTCTAACAGGTTCTGGTGCAAGTGGTACTTGGGGTATATCAATTACAGGTAACGCAGATACGGTTGATGGTTATCATGCGTCAGGTTTACTTAAACTAAATGAGTGGAATGGTAACCTGTATCTACATACAGATGGTAGAATTTATGGAACTATATTTTATGATGCCAGTGACTCAACGTACTACTTAAATCCAAATAGCACATCTTATTTATATTCCGTAAGGGCTGTTAATGATGTAACTACGGAAAGTGGTCAAGGAAGATTTGGTGGGTGGTATACAGGGACAGGTTATACTGGGGCTGCCGTAGAAGTAGGGTTTAGTGGAGGAAATGGTAATGTAATATCTTATAATAGAATTACAAGCGCTTATCAACCTTTATATGTATCAGGGTCAAATTTATATTTGCAACAACAATCAGGTTTAGTATATATAAATTCTGCACTTGTAAGACAAGGTGCAGGTCAAGGTTGGTTAAGCGGAAACTACGGAACAGCCGAAAGTACAGCAACTTCAGGTGCCATATATTCAATTGGTGGAAGCTATGTTCCAACATCTTCCTCGTTAAATAACATGTATGGTATTGGGTATACCTATGGAGGAGTTGCTGGATTAGGTGCTTCAACGGCATGGGGTTTATACGTAGTAGCTGGTCAAGGTTCAGCAAAAGTATTTTTAGATGCAGATAATGGCGTAGGTACGGCTACTGGTTCGTGGAGGGCTCCTGTATTCTATGATTCTGCTAACACTTCATATTACGGAGACTTTGATAGTACATCTAGGATGTATCAAATAAATGTAAACTATATACACTCACAATATACAAGTATTACAGGTCCAAGGTGGGATACATCATTCTATGTATTGCAATCTCAGCATTGGTATGCTCATAGCAGTACTCAAGATATGTATCTAGGGGAATCGAATGTTATTAATGTAAGAAATACTGCAATAGCAGTAGAGTCTTTTAGAGCCCCAATATTTTATGATTCTAATGATACAGGATATTATGGCGACTTTGCTAGTATAAGTAGAATGTACGGTATTGCAATTAGAGGAGATAATAATAGTTATGGTACAGATAATCAGATATTCTTCTGGGGCGCAGGGAATAGTACAACATCTGCTATAGGCTTTAAAGCTAATGGTGGAGCGTTTGGTAATCCAACGGGATTCGGGGATGGCTACAATACTTATCTCACAATGGATACCGATGGTAGAGGTTGGGTGTTTAGAAGAGGAGTTGGCGGAACTGATTTTAGTGCAGCATATACATCAGGATGGATATTAAATAATGGCGTTTGGCAGGCTAACGCTTCTATGCGTGCTCCTATATTTTACGATTCTAATGATACATCTTATTACGTAGATCCTAATAGTACATCTCGTTTAAGGAAAGTATTTATTCAACATAGTTCAGGAAACAGTGAAGCAGGTCCTGCATTAAGAGTTTCTAAAGGTTGGGACAGTGGTACTCCAGACTACGCATATGATACTGTTATATTTGAAGCTAATGATGTAGTTTCTATTAGAATGAAAGAGTCTGATGGAGGCACTGCCGGTTGGTCTACTGGGGATGGACACACTTCATTTACATCAAGTACTGATCAAAGATTTTATGTAAATGGTAGTACGTCAGGCTATATATATAGTGGAATGGGTGGTACTCTTGCGCTATCACTTGATACAAGTGGTAATGTTAATACTAGCCAAACAGTTTATGCAGCTGCTTTTAGAGGTAATGCAAATGTTGGAGGAACAGGTCAAGCTACTTATCATCCTGCTGGTATATATAGTACAGGAACCAACTGGTTATATGGTACAATGTATCTTAACGTAAACTCTATCAATGATACTGCTGATATTAGAACATATAATAGTAGTTATCATTTTAGAGCACGTTATACAGCTGGTTCAGATGTATATCATGCATCTTTAAACTGGTACGGTCTTCAACTTGGTAATAACGGAGGCAACTACATTGTAGCAGGAAGGACTAATCCTGGAGGTAAACTATATTTTTATACAAACAATACATCTGATTTTAGTTCAATCAATGGAACTTTTGCTGCAGCCATGCATGCAAGCGGAAGAACTTCTTTTGGTTCTGATTCCGACAATGGATATCAGCTTCAAGTTTATGGTAGTTTATACTCGTCTGATTGGATTAGAGTAGCTGGGTCTTCTGGTTTATACTTTGAATCTTATGGTGGCGGGTGGAGAATGACAGGTTCTAGTTATATAGAATCTTATAATGGTAAAAGCTTGCATATGGGTGGAGCTTCAGTAGACTATGTAGGTTCATTGTATTTTAGCAATGCAGGACATATTCAACCAAATGCAGGCTCTTATGGAGCTCTTCAAATGACAAATAGTAAGAATGGTTGGGCTGGTATTAGATTTACGGATTATAATACTAATCTCATGTCAAATGCTACAACATCAGGCTTCCATCACAATGATTATGGATGGCAGTTTAGATGGAGCAGTGGCAATATGTATATTTCAAGTGGCACTTATGGAGGAGGCTCTGATTATACTGTTATTCATTCTGGTAATATTGGTTCTCAATCGGTAAACTATGCTAATACCGCTGGCTCTGCAAATTCTGTTTCTTGGAATAATGTGTCTTCAAAACCTAATCTAGAGTACCAATATGATGGTGTATTTACTGCTCCGTCATCTCCTGATGGGTCTGGTTATGTATGGCTAAGGATACCTATGGGAGAGTTTAATGCAGGTGGTGATTTTGTAAGATTCAGTATCTCAAGAGCAATTTTTTGGAATGGCTCAAGCCCATATGGTGGACCTTCGATGGATGTTACTGCTTATTGTAGAGAGTGGCACGGGGGCCAGCAAGGAGCTTTAATTTTATATGGTGAACACGGAAGTGTTCCTGGAAGTGGATGGATAACTCACGCAGGGTCAAGAGACTTGGCAGGTGGAGGGTATTGGTTTTACATGAGAGTTTATGCTGGTGTTGATTACAGATACATGATCAAGAGAGGGAGCGGTAGCGTAGGTACTAGTTGGCAGCAAACAACAGACCCTGGCTCAGTATACACTCTATCTCCTGGGTTAAATAATATAGGTCCACAATACACTGGTTTTAACACAACAGGATATATATATGCAGGTAATGATATTACAGCATATTCAGACGCATCTGTGAAAGAAAATATTCGCTCAATAGATAACCCATTAGAAAGAGTTCTTTCTTCAAGAGGTGTTTTATATGATAGAATAGACTCTGGCACAAAAGACAATATTGGATTCATTGCTCAAGAGCTTGAAACAACCGTTCCAGAATTAGTTGTTACAGGAAAAGATAGCCTTAAGAGTGTTAAATATCAAAATATGACTGCATTGCTTGTAGAGGCTATAAAAGAACAACAGAAACAAATTGAAGATCTTAAAGGACAATTAAATGGCATTACCAAGTAGCGGGCCTTTAGGAATCGGGGCTATACGTACAGAACTAGGCAGTAGCTCAGGTAGCCTAAGAACACTCAGCTCTTTAGCTGGGTTTAGTACTCCTGATTCCATCAGTGAGTTTTATGGCTATAGTGCTTCAGACCCTGATTTCTTGTTGCATCTAAGGTCAAGCAGCCCATCATCATATCCTGGAAGTGGGTCTACTTGGTACGATATTAGCGGGAAAGGTAATAACGGAACGCTGACTAATAAGTATGCATCTAATCCTAGTTGGACTGGTTCTGGGTTTTATTTTCAAGGTTCTAATGCTTACTCAAGTTATCAGTATGGCGGATATGTAAGTTTCCCTAACTACCAATTTGGAAGAGTAAATAGTCAAAATAGAGTAACTCTTGATGTGTATTTCTACCCAACAGAGTCATCTTACCCTATGATTTTAGCAGGTAATAACTTTAATGGCGAAACTCCTACATATCAAGGTTACCAGCTATGGACATATGGTACAACCCTATACGGGAGAATTTCTGGGGGCGGAACCACCTATGTAGATACTAGCTATTCATTTTCTTTGAATACATGGATTCACGCTGTTTTAACGTACGATGGCTCTACAGCAAGATTATATGTAAACGGCTCTCTAGTAAGCTCATCTTCTATATCTGTTACAATGAACTATGCAGCTCCTGGGTTATTTCTTATTGGTGCTCAGTATAATGCAGGGTTTGGCACGAATACAGCAGAATTCTATACAGGGTATATAGAGGTCGTAAGGCTTTACTCTAGGGCTCTTTCAGGCTCAGAGGTATCTACCTTATACTCGCAAGACACAGCAAGTTAATATAATAATTACCTTTGTAAAATAATAAAATAAAATGGAAGAAATAGCAGATACATCGTATAATTTAAATAATTTTGAATTCGTAATCAAGCCTGTTCAGAACTTTTCAAGTATTGAAAATAGCATGTTATTAATGAGCTTTATTGTAATTATTTTGATTACAGGCGTCATAAAATATGAATTGTCAGGATATAATAAGTATATTTGTAAATTAAAATAATAAAAATGAAAACAATTTATGTAGAACCAGCAAGCATTGAAATCAATGGCTCATCTATCGGAACGGTTACAAAAGTAAGCATTAGCGGAAGCTGCGAATTGTTCGCAACACAAGTTAATGTATGGGTAAATATGATGTCAAGTTCAACTAGCTTTGCTAACAAATCTCTTGTAGTTACCGAAGGTATCACTGCAACAGGTGTTAATTGGGCAGCAGTAGAAGCGGATGTTCTTGACCAATTAGGATTAACTAAGTCTGAAAATCAAACTGAAACAATTCTATCAGCTCCAGAAGCTCCTTAATTCGATAAAATTAATATGAATCAAATAGAAGAGATTATTAAATCTTGGGCTATTTCATTCACCCCTACAGATGAGCAGCGTGAATTGGCTGCAAATAGACTCAGCATATGTCATTCTTGTGAGCACATTACTAAAGAATTGCTCGTTGAAAGGTGTGGCATATGCGGTTGTCTTTTAAAGGGTAAAGTATTCAGTCCTAGAGAAAATCCTTGTCCAGATGGCAGGTTTTAATTGTTGGCAAAATATTTGCTTATAAGTACTAGTTAATATATATTTGTACGACAAACCTAAAAACATGGCAAAAGTTAAAAAAACCTACCAAGATCTACTTAATGTAGTTCGAGCAGTAAATGTGCTTGTAAATAACAAAGAGCACGCTGACGCAAATACAAAAGGCGTTAAAAAATTACAAAAAATTGGTGAAAAATTAAAATCTCATTTAGATACCTACAATGAGAAACTAGAGGACATCCGTCTAGATTGCGCTAATACAGACAAAGATGGTTCTTTGTTATTAGATGAGAATGGAGGTTACAAGTTTACAAAAGACAAATTAAAAGAACTTAACAAGAAGGTTAAGACCTTATTAACTGAAGAATTTGAGTTTTATCAGTTTACATTCTCTACAGAAGGCATCGAAATGTATGCATTTTTAGAAGGATTTGTTGAAGGTCTTGAGTTCCCTGAACTTAAAGAAGAAGACGAAGATGAAGTAGCACAAGTTGTAGAAATTTAATATGTTACTATTTAAGTCATATAAGAAAAGCCTCCTAACATTGGGGGCTTTCTTATTTTGCGTACTTGCGTATTCACAAGATATTGTTGTTGCGGAAGTAAAGAACTCAATAAAACTAGGCCCTCTAGCTGGCAACAGAAAGCTAGAGTTTGGCGTAAAGAATATACTAGAAGAGTATTTGCAAGAGAGCGGGTATAGTTTGTCTCCTAGCTCAAAAAATCAGATATTTGCAGAACTTATTTATATGGATGTGTTAAGCACGAAGAGCAACTTATCCATATTCCATAAGGATGATAACGCTGTTGTTATTAGAATGAAAGGATACATAATTAAAGATGGTAAAAAATCTAAAGAGTGTATCGTAGAAGAACAAGCAACAGAAGTATCAACATCAACACTCATCATTAGCAACGATGGCAAGTTTAACCAACAGAATCTAAGCACGGCAATTAAAAAGTCTTGTAATTCATTGGTTAATAAGCTATTATGATTAAAAAACTATTATTTCTTGTCACAATTTTTCAAATATTTGTGACATCTTCTGATGCTCAAATTAAGTTTAGAGCATTGTCTTCAGTGGGTGGCACATACCTAAACAGAGGTACAGAATTCGAGTATATCATACAGGCTAACGGCAACAGCAATAGTACTACTAAGCAATTGCTATTTGATGTAATGTATGACCAAAAGAACTTTGAGATAGTGTCAATAAATCATACAGGTACGGGTGGTAATGGTGGTATATTACCACAAGGTTCTACAATACAGCTATCTTGGACAAATTACCCTAACTATACATGGAATTCCAATGCACAGAATAGCACTTCTAATGGTACTACAAACTACCAAAATCAGAACTATACATACAATGGTACTAATGGAGATAATGCAATTATCAGAGCTACATTAACATGGGCTACCACTTCTACGATGCCTTACACTGGATATGATAGACTTATTGTTATTAAATTCAGATTGAAAACAACGAGTACTGCTTATACGTTTAATCCAATTAAGTTAAACTTTGTTGCAGGTTGGACAAGCACAGGTGTAGAGACTCCTACTATTATGGAAACTCCAACATCAACATCTGTTTACATGAACCAAAACTATGGTAAGTATGTTACAGCTAAAGTTGATTTAAGTTCTGCATTATATAGCCTTTCTTCTATAAAAGTATCTTTTAGAGATACGGCCACAAATCAGGGGCAGTTATTCAATGTTACATCAACAGGAGATGTAGACATTAGCCAATCTTCACTAGCTCCTAATAAGGTGTATGATGTTTCTGTTATGTATGAAATGGATAAGTTATACGATATCTACAATAATGCAATAACTATATCAGATTTCACAACAGCTCAAAGTGAATTTACTAGCATGGGTCTAGATGGATCTAATGGTCAAAATCTAAAGACGGGTCAGTCATTATATGCTGCCGATATCAATAGAAACCAAAAGATTGATGGCGGTGATTTGCCTAGACTACTTGCTCAGATTGCAGGGTTGGATACTCTAGTTGCTCTACCTAGTCAATATGTAAGGGGTAGTGGTGGATATATGAGCATACCTACATGGAAAGCTACAGACGCATCAAGCTATGCAGGTCAAACAGAGTGGTGTATAATCAATCCTAACAGCTATGGTCAAGGCGTTAGTAGGTTGTATATAGACATGCGTGAGTTCTCAGGTACAGGTGTTTCTCCTAGTCAGATAAAGAGCTTACAGATATTTGATATTTATTCTGGACCTGTAGAGTACATAAGCGAAGATGGTTCTTGGGCTTTCTTTAAAGTTCCGTCTAGCATGTCAAAGGTTGCAGATGGTACTTCTTTATATCTTGGGAATATTAGAAATATTAATAATACGAATACCGACTATGCTTTACAGGCTGAGTTTGATTTTAATGTAAACCCTAATAACTCTTGGGGGTCTATTACATCAGCGAATTGGAAAACAATTACCATGCCTAAGTTGTACTTAAAAACGGGAGCTATTGGCACAAATCAGTTTTTAGACTTAAAGTATTTGTTATGGGGAGATGTTAATAGGTCGCATTCATCTAAGGTTATCGTATCAGACAATGGAAGTCCTGTTGTTCAGGTAAACTCTACAGGAGGATATATAAATACACCTAATGATGTTTTGGCTATAGATGTAACATTATCTAACATGACCATTACATCTAACAGCATAGAGGTTCCTGTTGCTATAAATACAAATGGAGCTAACATGAGCGGTCTTCAGTTTGAGTTTGTTTTTGATGAATCTAAATTGAAATTCGAAGAACTTGTCGCTAGTGTTCCTAATTCTTGGTATATCTTTGCAGATAGTAAGAATGGAAGGGTTAAATTTGGCTCTTTAGACCAAACGAAATCTCTTCCAATCAAAGGAGCAAGCGTTCCATTTAAGCTTAAATTCTCTGCAAAAGAAAGTGGTGTTGATATGGTAACTTCTATCAGAGTTTCTCAGGTAATGGACGCTAGCGACGATAAGGGTAATCAATTAGGCATTAACTTAAACTCAACTCAAATTAAACTAACAGGTTATAAAAATTTTTAATATGAAAAGAAAGTTCGTTTTAGTTTGCATTGTAACGTTTATCATGATGGCTTGTACTAAGATTGATTTAGTTGTGCCAGAAGTAATTGATTTAGGCGTTAAATCTACCTCAACAGGTATAAAGTCAATTCGCGAATCGGGTAACGTAATTACGGCTGAATTTAGCACTACTGTGGGGTCAAAATATTCTTTGCAGATAGTTCCTTTTGGCTCAGACCAACCTGTAAGAAAAGAGGGCTTTACAGCGAATAGTGATGTAACGACAAAAGTATTAGACCTATCAAATTTGGATAAGAAAGATTATGACCTTATTTTTATAGATATTGATGGGAAAGAAGTTAAATACCCTATAATTATAAAATAAATTTTATGTCAGAAGAACAACAAGAAGGCACAATGTCTAGTCTAAAAAAAACCGTTGTAGGTACTTTGGCTACAGTTGTAACAGCAGGTGGTGCTTGGTTAGGATCAACATTATTTGGTGGTGGAAGCGACGATAAGGCAACTCCCGCACCTGCACCCGTAATCAACATTACTAACTCAAACCAACAGGCTCAACAAGCTAGTGGTGGGGGTAAGACAGTAATTATTAAAGAAAAAGAAGTTGTTGCTAAACCAGTTGCTGAACCTAAAGTCAAGAAGAAGGAAGGTGATGAGTTTAAGGAAGAAGCTCCTAAATGGTAATATATGGCAAACGCACAGAAGAAAAAGAAACCAATGAGAAGCAGGAAGTCAGGATTAAAGACTTCGGCAATCATAAAGCATAATCAACAAGTAATAAGTAACGCATGGACAACAATCAACAAGCTTCAGGATTCAAAGACCTGTTAAATAATTTAATGCAAAAAAGATGGTATGTAACAGCCATCGTATTGGGAATATTTGTACTTATATTGCTAGGGCTATTTGTAGCAGTTGCAATTGGTATAGAGATTCCTGCGGGATTAAGGGAAATATTATTGTTATTAGTCGGAGTTTTTAGCGGTAGCTATAACAAGATTATAGACTACTATTATTCTGATGCAGATAAGGATAAGCTACTCGTTCAAAAAATGGACGAAGAAGATGGTGTGTCTCTATCTCATGCAAATGATATGAAGGAGACTAACAAGCCAGCTGGACCTGCTATTCCAGATGCATTTGTTGCAGGAGCTCAAGCTGCTAGAGATTTGGCTGTTGTTGAAAATAAGCAGAAGTATGACTTAAGCAAAGATGAGCAAGAGCATAGACAAGCTATGGAAGTAGACAAGCAAGAGCATGAGCAAGAAATGGAAAAACTAGAGTTTGAATTTCATGCACATAGACAATGCCAACATCAGTGGGGAGATGCGGATAATGATGGAGAATTAGAATGTCAAATTTGTGGACTTTTAAAAGATAAAGCATAATGAAAAATATAATAGTACTAGCCCTACTATTAGTAGGATGCGCTCCTGTGAAATATGTTTACATAGACCCAAAAGATACAACTAAGCTTGTTGAGGTTAGGAAGAGAATCATATATGAAGATTTTTATATGCATAATTTCGACCCTTTTTGGGGATTCCAAAACTATTGGGCTCAACCAAGAATTATATATAATATACCTAGGGGTCCTGTAATCCACCAAAGAAGACGTTAATGAAAAAGATACTAATACTCGTAACATTTTTATATACAAATTTGTTACAAGCTCAGGTTGCCAAAACCTCTACAGAGCAATACAAGGCTAGCTTTGAGACTAAGATTGATATTAGTCAGTTCTTAGATTATGATGGACCTACTATACCAATACAAATCCTTAAATGCGGAATATCAGATGAAATGTACGAACAATACCCTGAGCTCAAAGAGAAAAGAGTTGGTCTCGGGGTTGCTAATATCACGTTGGAATATCTTGAAAACCTCAATAGATTCACGTTTACAGAAGACAAGACAGAGATTAAGAATAGAATGGTTAAGCAGTTCCAAGCTAGCCAGTCAGGAATCACTCAAGATAAGTTGGACGGACGAGGAAAGATTAGACTAGCTCACTATTTTGTTGAAATAGAGTGCTACGATTACAGCATATCTGAAGACGAGGAAATCAAAGTAAAAGACGGAATAAAGGAGACTGTAGTGACTCGTATAGGTCTGCAAGTTAGATTTACTAACGCAGAAACAGGAGAGATTATTGCAGCATCTGGGTTAGGCGAAGCAAAGACTACTAGAGAAGCTAGTTTACTAAATGACGCTAATCTATCAGAAGTTAAATTTAATCAATCTACCATAGGAACAGCAACTAAAAAAGCGTTAGATATTGCGTGCGCTCGCATCCTAAGTAGAATGGTTAAAAAGAATGTATTTACGAAATAAGTTTATTTTACTTTACATATCAGTAGCATTACTACCGATATTGTCGTATTCTCAAATACTTACGAACACTTTCGTAGACCCATGTACTAAGAAGGTAACCACATTTGTAGTCCCGTTGCAGGGTACTACTATTGTGTTTATGGGTAAATCAAAATACTTTACCTCAGCAGATGTAAGTAGCGGGGCTCTAATGGCTTGGATAAATCAAGTATATGCAGAGTATTCTGCTCCATGCCCTGTGGCTCAAGTCGCAACACAGGTAACAACACAAACAGTTGCTAGTGCAGTTGCAGCTAGCGTTACAGCAGCTGCCGCTCCACCGCCTCCACCACCGCCAGCCCCTGCTACACAAAGTGGGGGTAGTTCTTCATCATCTTCGTCACAAAGTGAGGGCAGTTCAGCAAAAAGCGAAAGTAGTTCATCAAAGAGTGAGGAGAGTTCATCAAAAAGCGAAAGCAAGGAGGAGTCAAAATCGGAGTCTAAGGAGGAGAAAAAAGAGGAGAGTAAGGAGGAAAAGAAGGAAGAGAAGAAGGAGGAGAAGAAAGACGAGAAGAAAAAAGGTGGCAATAAGGCAGCAATGACGCCTATTGTATTTTCTTCTGATTTAAGCTCCGTACAAGTAATAAACGGAGACTTTAATTTAATGGCTAATTTAGGCCTTTCTAGGTCGTCTTTAGCAGGAGACGTATCTTACGGGGCTACCGCAATTATATGGTCAAATTTGAAGCAATTTGCCCTATCTAGCAGGTATTCTAAAATGCAGTTTAGGGATAATCAATTGTGTGGTATATCTACATACTCTTACACAACAGCTTATAATGATGGAAGTTTCACACATATAGGGGCTTATTCTTATGTAACGATGGTAAAATCCTACATTCTAGGATATAATCTAGCCGTTATAGGTATGAAAATACCATCAGAGACAGCTAAACAGATATTTACAATGAGCTCTGTTACGCTGTTTGGAATGAGGGCTGTGCAGATAAACAAAAGGATTACAATAATACCTGAGTTCTTCTTGATGGGGTCTCCATTGTCTTATGCCATGGGATCCAGGGACTTAAATGTCAATAAGCAGATATCATATATATTTGGGAATACATTCGACATGGCTCTATCTAAGAAGTTTAGGATAAGTGCCAATCTAAAGTATATGGGTGGGCCTAGTAAGACGATAGGCCTATTAGTAGGCTCTAGATTTAATTTGTAAATTTGCATTAAATTATAAAATATGAAGAAAACATTACAGGTAGTTGGCTTATTGATGATAGTTGCTTTGGCTCTATACTTCAAACTTAATGGCGTTCATAACCCATTCTCTCCAACAATTAAGTACGTTAATGGTAAACCTTATGAGGTTATCAAACATGAGATTGATACCACTTATGTGGATAAAGTAACAATCAAAAAGGTAAAAGGGGAGGACATCTACCATGATACCACAATCTATGTAACAATCCCTGTGGATAAACCTATTGATACTATGGCAATTCTTATGGCGTACTACGCTAAGAATGTATATAAGGATACCTTACGACTAAATGATTCTTTAGGTTATGTAACTATTACAGATACTATTAGCAAGAACGCTATCGTAAGTAGATTATATAACGCTAAAGTTAAAGAGCGCACAATCAGAGAGACAACTATTGTTAAAGAGCTACCTAAGACGCAAATATTCTGGGGTTTGGGTGCTTCGTTTGATAAGGTTAACTTTGTGAATAACGTACAGACCAATTTTCTCATAAAAACGAAGTGTGATAAAGTTTATGGCGTAGGTGCAGGTGTGGATATCAATAAAATTCCATTTGTAAATGCGTCTATTTATTGGAAAATTAAATAGATATGAAAGAGTTTTTACTTAGAATGTTCAGCGATAAGTCTGACATCAATCAAAAGGCTGTCTTAGGTTTAGTATCGTTTGTTTTAATGGTACTTTATGCACTTGCTGATATCGTAACAGGTGTTATGGGTATCACGTTTGTAATTGAGCCTATTGTCTTTAATGGTCTTATGTATACCGCAATGACTATGTGTGGCATCACGGGAGTAGAAGCTGTATTTGGTAACAAGAATTTAAAAGATAAATAGGTATGAATTTAGACAAGCTAAAGGGGCATATCCCAGATTCCGTTATATCTCAGATTCCATTGGTTGCTGAGAAATTCGCAGTAAATACTCCGTTACGTTTGGCTCATTTTTTAGCACAAACAGGTCACGAGTCAGGTGGGTTTAGGGCAACAGCAGAAAACTTAAATTATAGCGCGAAGGGGCTATCAAATATCTTCAAGAAGTATTTTACTCCGTTAAGTGCTAAAGAATTTGAACGTAAGCCTGAGAAGATTGCTAATATCGTTTACGCAAATAGAATGGGTAACGGGAATCAAGCTAGTGGAGATGGTTTTAAATTCAGAGGGAGAGGTTATATACAATTAACAGGTAAGGACAACTACACAGCTTTTAATAAGACTGTTGAAGATGATATCCTAGCTAATCCTGATTTGGTTTCTACTAAGTACCCTTTGCTTTCTGCTGCTTGGTTTTGGTCTAAGAATGGTTTGAATACAATATCTGACCAAGGTCCATCAGAAGACGTAGTAACAAAGATTACAAAGAGAGTGAATGGTGGTGTTATAGGTCTACCTGATAGAATTAAACACTTTAAAGAATATCATAATTTGTTATCATGATACCTCGATTAATATTTGTAACTATGGTACTACTAATTTTATTCCTTTTTATATCTTTGATGATTTCAGATAGAAAAGTAGTTAGACAGAAGAAAGAAATAGAAGCTCTTAAATCAGAGCTTGAATTATATAAAAAATGGTAAGTAATAAACCCGAACAACCTAGTAACATATGCCTAGAAACAGTAACGCTGGAAAGCATCCGAGCTATCTCCGTCTCAAGTGGAGCCCAAGCTCAATAAAAAGAAAGCGAGAGTACGATAAAAAGTACAGCTCTTCTGAAAAACAGAAGAAGTATCGTGCTGAATTAAACAGAGCGAATAGGAAGGCTGGCACATATGGTAATGGAGATGGTAAAGACATGAGTCATACCAAATCGGGTGCACTTAAAATGGAACATCAAAGCTCTAATAGAGCTAGGAATGGTCAGAACGGCAAATCAACCAAGAAGTAATATATTTGCAAAAATTAACAGATTAATGGAGCATCCTTTAAAGATTTCGGATTCGGTAGGTATACCAAGTACGCTAGGGGCAATAACTTTAAATATCATGCAGATGCTCAATTTATCCAACATTAATATGATATTGACTTTAATTATTTCATTATTGTCAATAACATACCTGTTAATTAACATCTCTATCAAGTATAGAGAGTTAAAGAAGGTTAAGAAGGGAAAATCTAACCCTTCCTAGCCTTTCTTTGTGTAGTCTACCTTACCTACGTCGTACTTATATACAATAGCCCTAATCTTGTTCTGTAACAACTGAAGATAATCTTCCACCTTCTTCTTTTCTGCCATTAAAGTCTCTAAGTCTTTTGAATCGTTAATAGACTCGTTCATTTTGATTATCTTCATAGTATCTAATTATTATGTTATGATTATTTCAGTGCATCCAATTGAAGAAACGGACTCAAATATACAATTTCAAGTGATATATCTGTGTACTAAGAGAGATCCTATTGATTTACTTAATACTTCATATATAAATGATTTTATATCTGACGATGAAGGAGTCGTTGGGGGGATTGACGACCCCTTCTTATTGTCATTTATCTACACCAATTAAAATATGTGACTGAATCTTGCAATCTGACCATGCAGTTTATGATGCAAGAATCCTTCTACAGCTTTTGGAGCGTGTACATATCCGTTTCTGTGATGCCAAGAGTCAGCTCCTGATGGGCTTCTTAAGGCCTCAATAGTAACGCCCATGATATCTTTAGAACGCTTGTGATGGATATGATGAATGTAGAAGTATTTATGCTTACAAGAAGACCAATCGCTTCCAGATTCATGAGCCATAAGTAATGGCAAATCATTTTCTTTCGCTCCGTCTCCGTGTGTAGTACCTATAAGGTTATTATAGTATCTGTAGTATTTTCTGTGGTTGATAGAGCAATTAAATTGAACATTATTGTCTCTACTAAACCAAGATTGGATTGTATCAGCTAAGAAGAATCCGTTCGTGTAGTCGTGGTTAGATGGGTCATACTGAACGTATACGTTAGAAACCTCTCTGAGTGTTTCAATAATCTCAACGTGCAGTCTTTTGGCAATCAAAAAGTTATCGTACCACATGCCATCTGTATCCTGTGGAGTTCCTGATGTAGTCTGTCTTTTAGGAGTGTCAACATGCAGGATATCGTTGCCGATAACATATAGTATTTGGTCTACATTAAAGGCTGATGCCTTCTCGAGTATTCCATACACACCTTGCATCACTCTATCAACAGCTATTTTGTTGTTATACTCGTCATTTGTTTCAAATGCAGAGCATAGTTTACCGATATGGATATCGGCAGGGTCGATTACTAATAGATGAGCATCTTCTGGTTTCTTGAATGGTTCTCTTTGAATTTCAATGTATTCAGGAGCATACTCTTTCATCTCTTGTATAATAACATCTTTAATGTCATTATAGCTTACTTGAGCGCCCTTTACATTGATTGAGAAGTGTTCCCCTTTGAACCAATAATGTTTTACATCTTGGACAGGGATGCCTTGTTTTTGGCATTCTTCAGATAGTGCTTCATGCTGAGACCTGATATCTTTTAGGATATCAAATTCTTCCTCAGTAATGCGAGGTCTGATTTCTTTTTTCATGTATTTATGGGTTAGGTTTTACTAAACTACAACTTTTTAATAAACTCAACAACTTCTCTGCACTCTTTTTGGTTTTTTGGTAAAAATATATGCGGCTGTTGCCCGAACTCACTATAAAGTCTGTACTTTAAGAGCTTCCACTTCAACTTATTGTCATTCCTCTGAAACCCTTTGGTATCAACTATTACAGACTTCCCTTTATCTGTTAAATCAAAATCAACAGTTAGTGTCATTGCCCTAACGGACTTACCCTGGTATCTAAATGTTGGGTGAAGAAGGTATGGGACTTGAAAATCAAAATCAATTTTATCGCTTTTCAATAGTTCATAGAAGAATAACTCTAATCTAGAGTCAAACTTTAAACCATACTTCTGTACCTTCTTTATTTGCGTCATAAATCAGATAATGTACATGTGAGCAATAGCCCCATCATTATTAAATATATGAGAAGCAAAACTAAAACGGGCTTCTCTTGTTTTTTATTGTCTTCCATAAAAAATTATATCAAATTTAATTCACTTTTGCTATATGACAATGAAGAACGCAGTATTTCTATCTTATAATGGCATTCTTTTATCAACAATTCCATAATATTATTGTAGTAGCTACAATCTCCTATCTCGTATGCTACTAGCATTTTCTTTTCAGTTGCAGACCTGTCGTCATTGTTTAATGTAATTAACTTAGAGAACGATAACTTCTCTGTAAGAAATTGAAACTGAGCTTTTGCTGTAACACCTGTACCCATTATTGATGTTATCTCTGATAGGTGGTCTACAATAGCTCTAGGGTCACTACAATCTATTTTTTTAGCTACAATAGACCTATATGCTTCGTACATCTCTATTGATTTTTCAAATGCTGTTTGTAGTGATTGGTCAGTAAATACTTGCTTCGCCATTGTTTTATTTTTTTATTGGTTTGATTCGTAATGCAAATTCTTTGTCTAATTCTTTTGAATAGACTCGTTTTTTCTGCCTTATAGCGTTCTTGATAACATTTTGCCCAATGATTAACTTTTGTTGCGCCAATTTCAATGTCTTGAACTCAATGGCTTTTTCTCTACGCTCTTGCAAATCTTCTATAGATAAGTCATAAGCTAAAATTGTAACTCTTGATTCATCAATAAACTCGTACCCCATGTTAAAATCTACATTTATGCTTTAATAATAAATAATCTCTATTAAAAGGTAGCATTCCATTTTCGTCAACAAATTCAACTCCATTATTCATTCTTAGTATACATGGATTCCCTTGTGTCGTCGGTTTGCCTCCCGTTTCTTTATTTCTTATCTTATCAACAGAAATCTCTGTAATCATCCACTCATATTGGTCTTTGATTTTCCTGTGATAAGTCACAAAGTTATCAACCCTATTGTAAAGTGCAGCACCCCCTTCGGTATCAGATGCGTGAGGCATTTTTTGATTTCCATCTTTGTCTCTCTCCCGTTGTGAGTTTGTTGTACTGTGTACTGATAGGAATATAGAAGTATTATACTTCTTGGTATAGTTTAGCATCTCGCTGTATGCCTCGTAGTCGTATATGTATTTATTCTTAGCTGCGGTCAACTCCATTTTCAAAGAGTTATACGGGTCAATGAACAGCCCCTTCAATGACTTATAATTCATAAGCACTTTAGAGTGGTCTAGTATCTCTCCGTATGTATACATGTTATCAGTAGAAAGTATAAAGAAGTGCTCTTCGACAAATTTTAATGATACTTCATGCTCTAGGTCATTCATATTGGTAATTTTCTTACCTATAAAAAACTCCATGAGTTTCATCTTTACTGATGCTGATTGATTCTCTCCTGTATACAGCATCCAATTCCAATCGTAATGCACAGCAGATAAGAAAATAAGCCACAAATTGACGGTTGTTTTACCAATGTGACTATGTGCTAGGGACGCATAAAATTCGCCTTCCTTCAGCCTAAGATGTTCATCTAGATGAGTATATCCAAAAGGCATACCCATAGGTATAAGACCAGACCTAAACTTGTAGATGAAATCGTCGTCTCTAGTACGTGAAGAAAGAAAGGACAAATCTTCCTCCATGACTCCTATTTCACGAACAACTTCTCTATACTCAGACTCTACTTCATGTATAGGCCTGGTCATACCATGACGCAATCCATCTTCGATGGTTTTCTTGGCTAGTTGGATGTCGTCTACATCTTTCTTAGATATTTCATGAGAAAGAATATCGTAAGCAATATCATACTCGATATACTTGGTTGCAACATATCCTCCTAATAGTGTAGCTGCTCTAAGTAATGTGTAGTGCTTTTGCCCATCAGGCGCTAGCCTAATCATTCTTGATGCTACATCTATCTTCTTATAGTCTGTAAATCCGTCTCCCATTTTAACAGAAGATGGCTTTATTTCTTCTTCCTGTACGATATCGAAGAACACACTTGATGATGTGTTAACGTATATCTCAGGATCATAAGAAACATACAGGACCCTAGCTATGTTTTTAGCTGTTGGGTCTAATCCTGGTATCTTTTCTAATAGTGCTTTATAATGCTGCGTGTGTTTGTTTCCGTCTCCTATCTTCACTAATCCGTGGAGTCCTTTACCACTAGATGATGTCCATAATGCATATATGAAAGGGTTGTTAATCAACTCCTGTTTCATCTCGTTTACATCATCAATATCATCTATATCAATAGGTACGAACCCGCTATGCTTTGTTAAAGACTTGTCATCTCTGTATGATACGTATTCCGTTCCATTGTCTCTAACTTTAGTAATAGGCTTATTAAATTCTCCTGAAAAAAGTACGCATGGCAATGCAGATTTCAATTCTCTAATCTTATTCTCATCATTGCACTGACGTATCTCGCTAACTTTATCTTTGTATTTGCCCGTCTCTATACCTTTTAATACAAGACCCAATTCAACAAAGTGAGGCTCGTGTATAGTAGTAATGTTTCTAAATAAGGTTACTTTATGCATACATATTGATTTTGGCCTTGTGCTAGATTCGAACTAGCTCTTTCATATAGACGTGCTAACCATTAAACACTAACAAGGTGTCCTGAAGTACAATTGGAGTTCCCATTAAATAAGTCGTGATTAATAATTAATTTTAATTTAGATTATTTACTCCAACTTAACTTCAATAATTTAGAATGGTAAGTCGTCAGTCTTCCCAACAGGCTTAGGTGCTGCAGGTTGTACCGCATCCTTATTAGGCTTCCATGTATCCAAAACAGCGTATGCATTGTATCCGTATTGGTCAGGTGCCTTTCTTTCTTTTACTTCAATATTTACGTATCCTCTCTCATTCTTATGAGTATTCAGTTCTTCAATGAACTTGTCTACATTGATACTAATCTTAGTACCATACTGACTTTTCTTGCATCGTAATGCATTAATGTAAATTGTGTCTGACATTTTATATGGTTTATTGGTTAAAAATTCGGTAAAAAAACCCCCGATGTAGAAACACCAGGGGATCCTTGTATGTATGAAAAGTGTTCCCTATTTTAACATCAACATGTACTTCAAGTGAGCCACTACTTCTTCGAACTCTCCTGCTTTGTTGATTAATGCTTCATCTCCTAGATTCTTAGCGTAAGAGCAGAACTTCTCTGATAGAGAATCAGCTAACGCAGGTACAGCACCACCAGGGTCTAGTACGGAGATTGATAGCTTGGTTAATTTCCCCTCGCCCATGTGGTATTCTACTAGGAAGTCTTTAAAGTCTCCAACTTTGTCGTAGAAATCCCCAAATGCAATATGCTCTGAGTAAGAACGAGTGTTTACGTGTGCTAAATGAGCTGCTACTTCTAGCTCATAAAATGCCTCAATTAGCGTTTGTTGAGGTGTCCTTGTTGATAATGCCATTTCAGTAATTTTTATGCAAAATTAAATATTTTCAAGCTTTCCCCATAGAAGTTTCTTCTTGGGGTTCTTGGTAGCTGTAATAGCTACATCAAAGCCGTATTCAGAGAGGATGTCAATGACAGCCCCCATGGATACAGTTCTTGGCTTCCCCTCCTTATCCATATACCTCCCAGAATAGTTTACAAAGAACCAATAGTTCTTGGACTTATCTTTTAGATAAATTTCATCTAGGATTTTGGCGATTTGAGGGTAGGTTTTGGTTAATTTGGTCTTGGTTATGCCCTTCGCGTTCATGGTTTTATTGTTTGGAAATAAGGACGACAGATTCTAGTTCACCATCATTGAAGTACGCCATAAACGTATAGAATACTTCATAAGGCTTTCCGTAGAATAAAACATCTCCATTATAATAGCTTTTCTTAGTTACTTGGTTAATCTTTCGCATCTCAGCCGAAAACAGCCCGTCTTTATTCTCTTTAGATACTAACTCATACTCGAAGTCTTCAAAGTATAAGTACCCGTCCATACCAACATGGTAATCTAGGAACTGGCAATCAAGACTCTTAGTTTGAAACTCAAGGTCTTTAAGGTCTTCAAGTTCTTGCTCATCCTCAATAGGAAGGAACTTCAAGTCTATTCTTAGTGTGTCGTATCTGCTCGACATAGGCTTTTTACAAATAGTGTATTGCGAATATACAATATTTTTTACAAAACAAAATTATTTTACCCAACTTGGCAAAGAAATTTCAAAATCTCCTCCTAAATGGAACTCATATCCCATATCCCAAAGGTTATTTTCCATGCAACTATTAAACTTTCCTATTAAATCTGATACCACTTTTTTACCTAAATCAATATACTCCTGACTCGCATCAGCAACTATAATATTGTATGGAGATTTGGTTTCTACAATAAGATATTTGATAGGTTTATTTGTTATCATATTATATAGAGCCGCCTGTATGTGATAGCCCCTGTCGTAAAAATTGTTGATGATAGTTTTAGGACTTGCGTCTGAGGCTGTCTTTACTTCTAGTACATACGAAGGAGCTTCGCCATCTATAAATCCCCTAAAGGGTAAGCCACTGATTTCCGCCCTGAACTCTTGTTCAAATGTTTGGCAATCAGAAACTATTTTACCAAAATGATCCTGAGACAATATCTTTTCAGCTAACCTAGTAGCATCTTCTAATTCAGATTCCTGAACAATCTCCTTACCTTCCGATGTTCTTAAGAACTCTTCATAGGTTTCCTTACCTTTCGTAGTTCTTCTATCTACATTTGGCATTACAGCAAACTGAGAATCGAAGTCTTGTTTATTTAATAGTAGGCAGTGCAGCACACTACCGAATATCATTTCTTTACTAGGAGTTTTATCTCCATTAATGTACGCAATGTAATGCGCAGGACTCTTTGCAAATTCTTTTAAAGAAGAATAGCTTAAGGGTCTTTGTTGTAGTGTTTCTAGTGTTATCATTTTATTCTGTTTTGTCAATTAATACAACCTTGTACTTGTATGCAGCTACAGGGTCACTTGTCTCAAGTATATCTAGTGCATACTCGTATCTCATGTTCATCATTTTCTCTGCATTTAATTCAGAGTTTAGTACCTCATACTTAATTCTAAGGGAATCAAATGACATCTTTAATCCTAATGACTCTTCCTCTATTGTAGAGCATTTGTTTGATTGATATACCACTGCCCATGTTAAGAATAAACATATGGCAATAAGTACTTTTTGCTTATCCATACTATGATGCTTTTATTTGTGATAATTGCGCCTCAACAGCTTTTGATATGTTGTAGAATTGTCTAAGCTTTGAGATTTCTAAGCTACCAGATTCAGCTCTCTTGACTACTGCTGCCCAATCTTTATGTTTATCAGTTAGCCATTCTTTTTGAGGAGGTGCAGCGTCTCTTGACATAGCCTTCTCTCCGTCATCATCTTCATCTTCGATTATCAAGTTAAGTACACCTGATAGGCTATATCTCTTTGCGTATGTAACAGCACTGCCGTAATCCTGTGCAGTCTGCTTTTGAACTACGATAGGAAAGCATGAAGAAATAACTTCTCCTGACTCTACATGGTATACGTAAGTTTGAACATAAGGTATTCCGTCTATTACAGTTGTTGGCTGTGATACCACTAGCCCGTTCCTATCTAGTAAGGGTTTAATATGATGCTGAATAGCATCTAATTGAGCATACTTTGATTTAAAGAACGGATTGTTAGATGACTTCGTAATGGCAGGGCATTGAAATTGAAATGATGCCAATGCTTTCAAAAGGTTTTTCATGTTACTTAATTTTAAATTTTACTATTGGTTCTTCGTTTTTTGTATCAAACTTTATTGATTCTATGATAAGGTCTTGGTATTTAGCTTGTCGCCAAAAAGCTTTAAGGTTATCGCCTAGGCTAATATATGGGCCACCCGAAGGATCAACCATGGTTGTATTCCCGTCATCGTCCCATGAGTATCTTATCCATTTACCTCCTGTCATGGTAACCTCATCTCCATTATGCTCAAAGATTATTTTATCTCTATACCTATTATGGTATGTTACTTTATTATCTGCACAGTCTTTACAGTATATGTCATCTGTTAGTCCTGTGCTTATTATAACGCTACAATGATGGCATAAGGTAGCACCAAGCCCTCCATTAAACTTATGGATTGGTTTCTTTTTCTTTTTCATCTTGCTCTAATATTTTTTTACTTTGGTCTATTAAATAAACCCATCCAACAACGATAGGTATAGTTATAATAAATGATATTATGAATGGTTCTAATTGTATGTACATTACTTATCTTTTGTTTGTTTATAAATAGATATAGCACCTATTACAGATATTACACCTAGTAGAAATGTTACTATAATCATAGGTTGTATGTTTTATTATAGTAAGATTCTCCTAATTCAGTTTCTTTTTTATTACCTAACCCGAAACCTACTGCTTCTATTATCTGCTCTTTTTCTTTTTCAAGAAACTTTTGTTTTATTGATACCGAAATTGTATCATCTAAGTATTCAATTAATTCTTGCATTGCTGTTTTCATATTGTTCATAGTTAAATGGTGTAAAGTAGTTTAATATTTTTATCATTGCATTTAATTTCTGCTAGGTTGTATAGCCCTAAGTCTTCATCAGATTTCATCATATCAATGATGTGACTCTTCCTATGATACTTCTTCATGTATATCCTGAATACTTTATTATACAGACCTCTATCAAAGTAATTGTAGTAATACGTTTTATCTTTAACATTCATCTTCGATAAAATCAAAGCCATATTTAATTCTTTCATGTTATTTATTTTGCTATAGTGCCTCTATTTCTTTTTTAACAGATGTCCAAAATAGAATTGCATTTCTACTAAAATCGTGTCCTATTAATTCATTCAATATCTCATCTACTGCTATTAATGCACTTTGTTTAGCTTGATAATCTGTTACTCCATACATTTTATCTACTAATTCTTGTGCTTTTTCTTTAGGTATCATAAGTTATTTATTTTAGTAGTCAGGGCAGGAATCGAACCTGCAATCAAGCAGACCAAGTTTTTAACCTTGGCTTGCGTCTACCACTCCGCCACCTGACTATGTAGGTTGTTCTGGTACAACCTTAAACCCCTTTGTTTTCTTTATGCGTATGAACAAATGCTGCTACTATAACACACTTGGCAAGAAAACTATGTCTAACCCAACCGCAAGGCATCGGTACAAGGGCTTTCTAAACTATAGTAGCATTTATTACTTCTTGCAAAACTACAAACTATTTAAACAATATCCTAAATAATTTCTTGAATTCTGCTATTATATCGTATATGACTCCTGAGTATATCAATCCCCATATCCATACTAAATAAGGTATGAAGAATGAGAATATAAATATCAGCGTCCTTTCTTTTTTATCTTTAACCATAGTGTATGTATATATCAGGTTCTATATCCAAGTAAAAAGTTACCTGAACAATCCTCCACTTTATTTCAACTCATGGATTCATAGCCCTACTACACGTCCGCATATCTAACGGCACATCAGTTTTTAACTTTAATTTACTTGTCGGCAGTTGTCAACCTGTAAGACATGGCTACCACTTTGTACTGATATGTATTTCTCCACGTGTGCAAAAAGTTAAGCGTCATAGACGCTACGAAAAACACACGAGTTAAGTGTAAAGAACAGCAAACTTTTATTTGAACTATCGTTGTATAGGACTAGGCTAAAACGTGTTAAAACCTAACCGAAGGGGGTAGAAAAGAAAAAGCCCACCAAAGTAGAGATTTGATGGGCATGATTCAAAAAGGTGTTAGCCTTCTAAAAGCACACCCGATAACGTATCTCTACTACCTTATCGGATTTGCAGTACAAAAATACAAATGTTTTTAATACTGCCAAATATTTTTTTAATGTTTATGGTATTCTGATATAGTAATTGTCAGTGTGAAGAATAAAAATCCTAATTGAAATGCTAGCACGGGCGCGCCACAGCACTCATAAATACCTTCTGTTAGACTGAATCCCAATAAGATAGATCCGTCGTGCCCATACATTAAAGGGCTATCAAATACAAACTCTACATTGTTTTTAAAGATTTTCATAGGTTATTTGTTTATAATGTGTCTTATAAGGGACAATATTGTATAAAGAAGTGCTATATAAGGTACTTTGTCCTGTTTTTTATATCAAAAACTAGACATCTACGTACTTGTCTTCGTAGTAATCAGTGGCTGTTATGTTGCTAGTCTCCCCATTACTTACTTGGTAGCAGTTTAACTTGCCAAATCTATAGGCGTCTTCTATCTGAAACCTTTCCTTAAACTTAGCTGCCTTTTTTAACTCTTCAATTAAATCATTTCTATCGTCATCACTAATGTCTTTATTGTCGTAAAGAGCATTCATTTCTTTTATTAAATAGTCTATTGCTGTCATGGTGTTTATATTATATCTTTTATATTATTATTATGTCCTGGGATGTTATACAGCTTTTCATTACTATACTTGTCATTGTAGTATTTATCTATAACTGCTTTTTTCCAAGTACCTGTATGTCCATCTTCATCAAATGCATACATCATAGCATCTGATAATTGGTTCTTTTCTAGTTCTAGTAGGTTAGCTCTGTTGTCTAACAGCCATGAATGGAAGTCGTTTTGATTTAACATAGCTTCCATTGTTATGACATACTGAATTGCTGTGTTCATTGGTATTATTGTTTGGTAAATAAATCTATTGCTTTGAATATATTATATGCAACCTGTGGTACTATCGCATTACCATAAGCTTTTATTGATTCCATTCTCCACTTAGAAAAGGTAATAGAGTCCAATTCTCTGGGAAGCCCATCATCTCCTCCACAAATAGGGGGTTTAGTTGGGAACTCTTGGAACTTGGCTCGTATATTCTCGCTACCTCGTCCGTTAGATTGAATTTGCCTCTGTCTCTCGATGCGTTGCCTCTCGATTCTTGCGCTTTCGGTGTCGGTAACATCCCTAATACAGCCATCTGTTTGAGTGGGTTCTGTAAGTTTACTCCCTTTAACTTGTGACGAGCCTTTGCTGCCATGAATGTATCCTCCTTCCGCGCCGTGTTCCAATCGAATGCCGAAGGTGTCGGCAGTAATGATGCTACCTGTGTTGCTAAGTTTGGCATCGTCGTTCCATTTGGATACTTCTCCATTCTCTCCTTGAACTTTTGTAGGTCTACTACCTCTTCCCTCGTCGTTGGAGTAAGCAACAAACCACACTCTGTCCCTTCTATGCGGGGCGTTGACGCTTGCAGCTGGAATAATAAACGGCTGTACTTCATATCCTTGGCTTTCCAAGTCAGAGCACACCTCATTGAAGACCATTCCTCCATTCCAACTAACAAGCCCACGAACGTTTTCGCCCACGACGAACCTAGGTTGGACCTCTTTAATAACTCGTAGCATTTCAGGAAAGAGGTGTCTTTCATCGGCCTTGCCAAGACGTTTTCCTGCGACTGAGTATGGTTGGCATGGGAATCCTCCTGTAAGGATATCAACTGTTCCTCTGTGAATAGAGAAATCTGTTTCGGTAATGTCATTATATGAAATTGAATTTGGAAAATGATATTTTAATACTCGCTGACCGAATGGATTCCACTCACAATGAAACACATTATTCCACCCCATCCATTGTGCAGCTAAATCAAACCCACCAATCCCTGAGAATAAGCTAGCATGATTCATTTTAAATGATTAATTTTTTAAGTGAGTCTGTTAATGCTTTAGAGTATCTCAAGAAACAATACGCCTCGAACGGGATCTTATCGTTTTCCGCAATGGTATCATACTCTTTCTTCATCTTATCAGTATTCTCATTGTTAAGTAAGAAATCTAGGTACATCTTTTCAATAATCTCAATAGAGTTGTTGATTGTAACTAGCGATACGATAGCATCATACTTATCTTCCCCTGTCATTGTAGCTATTTCACTTACTTCTGTTTTTCTTTCTTTGTTCTTTGCCATGTTATTGTTTTACTTTTAGTATTAAATATAATAATGCAGCATAGTTGCATAAATCAATTGCTGAGTCTTGAACTGACTCGTTGTACGCCTCTTTGTTACTGCTTAATAATTGACCTAACCTAGCCACTTTAGTGCCAATTAGATTCAAACAATTAACAGCATCAGGATTGTTTGATGATTGATTCACAATCATACCAGCTAGCCTGAAGTTAGATAGGATATCTTCTCCCGCATAGTCGTACCCCTTCTTACATAGTATTTCCTTTTGTAGTTTAAACAGGTCTTCTAGCATCTTATCTCTAGTCTCTGCTGTCAGGATTGAGTGGTCGTAACTCATTGGGGGTTTCTCCGCTTTCGGTATCTCGAATATCTTTTTTAATATGTTCATTTTGTTTTTCTTTATATGGACAATGGCGGCATCCACGACCGCAACAGAACCCTCTGTTTAGGAGGAATTGCTCCGTGAATACCACCATGCCATTTTCTAAATAGTAATTTAAGGCTTCCATTCTAGTTCTTCCGTTACCCAATCGGCCTTTTCTTTGAAAATATCGTTAGTCTTATATAAGTCATAATACGTAGTGATGTTATGTATAATAGTCGTGTGGTCTCTTGATGACAATTTTTTACCTATGTCAACTAACGTCCACCCTAGTCTAACCTTTACGTTATAACAATATATACGCCTAGCATCAACTAAATCTTGCTTTCTGCGTGTAGCTCTCATTTCATCAAACGTAATATTTGTAACGTTTGTGATTGCAGCTACGATATCATCGTGAGTTACCTTACCGCTCGATAACCTGATTAGCCTAGTGAAACCTTTAGGCAAATCTTTACCCCTAATGCCAGGGTAAATATATGGGTTAATTAAATTCATCTTATTCATGATGATAGTTTTACATGACTTGGAAAAGTCCTACACCCCTTACGTCTAGTAGATATATGCCGTCGGAATGGTAAATACCAATCCTGTAGTTGTGTATTACATACTCTTTATCGTAAACGTAATGCTCTGGTATAGATTTAAAAAATACCTGACCAATCATAGTGCATTTAGACAAACGCTCTACTTCCTTAGCCAAGGTTGCAGCAATAAGAAGGTTATTGATGTTGGACATCTGACATGATATTTACTGTTGTGTCTAATGTATTTCTTTTAATGATTACCATTTTATCGTCATCACTTATGGAGTACAGCATAGTAACCAATGATCCTCCGCAATCTACGATTGTCTCCGACATTGTTACAAATATCTGTCTATATAAATCTAACGCCTCATCTAGAGTCGATACAGATTGAGTGTCTGACGTATGCGTATCATCAAAATTGATATCGCTAAATACTTTATAAATCATAATACTGATTGGATTTTTGAAAACTCATCATTAATACTACCGCTAACAAAGTTTAGCGCTGACATGTACCCGCTTACAAATACTAGATAGATAGCATTCTTGCCAACTATATCCATCATAGCAGGTACAGATGATTGGTTCTCTAGAACGAATTGCTCAAAGGCATCTAATAAAGCCTTGTCTTCGTAGACAGATTGGTTTTCCATGTTAATTTTATTGGTTTATACAAATTTATAAATCTTTTGCTGATTTGCAAAATAATTATATAGAAACTTCTAATACTTTTACAATGCCTCTACCCTTCGGAGCCTTATTGTAAATAGTAGATTTGAATGATGCACCCCACTTACGTATAGCTACATAGTAGTTCGTGTTTAGGTTGAGGTCATTCTTAGATTTGTATACCCCATTACTTAGTCTACCACGTGTGTCCCAGGTGAATGTCTTGCCGTCTACTATACCTATGTATAGGTCACCTACTTTTGTTAGTTGATTTACTTCTTTACCGCTAATTGTCTTGATTGTGTTTTTTGTACTCATTTTGATTTGATTTTGAATTGATTATAAAATAGAAATTGTTTAATGTGTTATAATGTTGGGAATACTCCACGCTCCCCATAGAACAATGCACCGCCATCGTTACCCTCGTCGTCCATGGATAGTATACAGCTTGTCCCGTCATCTAGCATAAAGCATAGCGGTCTGCTGTGCCAATCCATCATCTCCATCTCCTCATCATTCATGTACCTAGCGTCTACTATTTTCCTTCCTACTAATACTTTGGCAGCTTTATCGCTCCATTCTTGTACTTGATTTTTCATAGTTTATTTATTTTGTAGCATAATAAGATTTCTCATATCTTCAGTGAAAGTGGAAGTCCCAATCAAATCTTCTAGTGATTTGTATTCACCACTCCAATTTTGATAATAGTATGATGATTCATTCTTTGATATGTTATCTATTTTACTATTAAAGTAAATAGTCTCTGCATTTTGAGTACATCTTATATCAAGATAGTATTGTACATTTGAATGACCCAGTTTATTAAACTCTTTTTGAGTTGCTATTCTTATTGTAGATTCGTATTTTTGGAATGCTATCAAACCATATTTAACTAAGTCTTCATTGATTCTTTCAATATCTTTTCTTACATTTTCTATGAATATATTTTTATTTATATTATTCTGTACCTCTATCTCACTCCTTCTAATTTTATCATCATTTAATTCCTTTACGATACTACTTAAGTCAATAAGCCCACCTTCATGCACTTTGTAGTCATCATTAATCTTCTTGAATTCATTAACGATTTTACTAATAATGTTTTGTTGATTTTCTGTTAGATTGTTCATGTTTATTGGTTTAATTTATTTAATTGGTCTACTATAACTTGACAAACAGCATCTATTAGCTGCGGATCCTGTCCTTCCATTATGGATATAATATCTTCTTGTAATTGCTCTTGTAAATCTTTAATGCTCATAATTAAAATAGTAGTTTTTTATTTGTTGTATAATTTTTTGCTGTGTATATATCTCTTTCGTGTACCCTGAAACATTGCTTACACACTATTGCGTTAAAATCTGCTATGTATTCTGCCTCCTCTGTATTCGTTACGTTTCCACAATCCTCACATAAGAATACATCATTTACCTCTGCATCATTTTGTTTTGCAGCAGGGCCTTCGAACCAGCTATCGTCATACGTATCCCATGAATACTTGTCATTGTATTTACCATACCCTCCATATCCTCCGTATGCTCCTGTGCCGTAGCCATATGACTTCTCTGCTTTGTGTAAGTATGTCTCTGTCATTGTTGTCATGATATCGTATACCATGTTCATGCAATTCTCTACCTCGTCGAATACCACAATCTCGTCATCGCTGTGTGGATTGTGATAACCGCAGCTCATGTTTGCAACAGACACACCCACTCCGTCCATAGCTAACTGGTATACGTCGGTCATGCCGCCGTCGGAGAAATCATAGCCGTAATATTCGATGATAGTTGACACGTCTTTGCTAAACGTCTTGCTTTGTAAATCGAGTCCGAATATATTGTTTACAAAATCCTTATTGCCTTTGCGGTCGCATTGTAACACAAACCTAGCATCGTCAAAAAATCCCATGAATGCTTCACCGCTACCTAGACATCCTACCTCCTCGTCTCTGAAGAACACCACCTTTACGTCATCTAGATATTGTAACATAGTAAGACAGATGAATATACCTACCTTATCGTCACCACCGCAGCCACTTGGCATGTTCAATCCTCTATCGAAACCCATGGCACAATAGTCGTCGTGCATGATTGCGAAATGATCCTGTGGTATAATCTTGTGGACGGTATCCATATGAGAAACTATACATGGATAGCTAGGTCCATTACCTTTAGCTGCATATATATTGCCATGGTCGACAACATAATCAATACCCATCTCCTCTAGCTTTTTCATGATAAAGTTCTCCATGTCAACAGAGTTGTATGTCTCTGACTGAATAGATAGTATCTCTAGTAATAAGTTTTTGTTAAACATTTTCTTCTTGATTTAATCGTTCATAATAAGATTCCAAGTTATCGTTGTGTACCATCGTCCCATTGCAATTTGTCATGTTATCTTTGTGGTATATAAGCCCGTCAAACCCGCACTCTCTTGCATCCTCTTCGTGTATATGGTCGCCGTCTTCGGTACACACGGTATCATCTATGTGATAATGACATCCATGTGTTTCAACATATACAATATCATCATGCCCTTCTGGATAGTAGTCATTACCTACTTCTACTGCATGGTCTTCTAATATTCGATACCCGAATATAGTTTCGACAGTGTTGTCTACGTGTGTGTAACCTGACCAATTTACGTCTCCAACGTGGTAGTCAAGATATACTGCATCATCTTCATCTATGTCACGATTGCTATAGTCGTCATACACGGTGCCACATTCCTCGTAGCCACCATCCGTGCACCTCAATGTCTTATCGTGCCCATCACCATCGTCGTTAGTTAGTGTTTTACATCCTGTATCGAGATACATCATGGTATCCATGTATGGATAGTAGTCATAGTACGCATTTTTTATTTTAACAGTGCCATACCAATCAGCTACTCTACTACCACGATACATGTCGAAGAAGCTATGATGACATGATTGCTGAGATTTGTAATAGTAGTCGTTGTCAACAGCCCAACTTATGAAGATTGGTCTGATAGAGTCAGGTGCATATATGGTATCCATCGCCTTCCTTCCGTTAGTACACTCCCATAGTAATGCTCTGCCTACAACTTTGCTATCTGAATCTAACGCTACAAGCATTTTTATATTGTCATTGTCTACAAAAATATCGAAGTAATCTTCGCATGATGCATACCTCATACACGAACCCCACAAGTTGCTACCGCTGTCTGCGTGTTCGCTATAATTACCTTCGTAGTAGTATCTGCGTATATCATCTCCCGATACTACTTTTACAGATATGTTTCTGCCGTCTCCGTCCTCGTCGCCATTCAAACCTATGTAAGATTTGACTAGGTTATTGTAATGCTCGAAGTGAGATTCAAGTAGCGGTATTGATTCTGGTAGAATCCTCTTAGCTAACTTTGCAGGCTTCATCTCTTGGCGACCATCTCTTGCCCACCTTCCTTCGTCATTTACCTTATGCTGCTTCCCATTTGGCAGGTACGATGTCATTGCTCCACGCATCGTAATGTAGTTGCAGAATAATCTTTTGTCAGAGTGCGTTAGCAATGCACTAGCTACTTTACTTTTATCCTCTAATGATCGCAACATTTGTTTCATAGATTCGCTCATAGTGACTAAGTTCTGCATTCTCTCCTCATGCTCTTTCATTTCCTTTTCCCTCTGTTCTCGATACTCCCGCTCCCTTTCCTCATTTACTCTATCTCTTTCTGGCCTCTCGGATGCACGATATTGCTCATATAGCCTATTCCAATAATCATGACCCTGCGGAGTGGCTGCCCAATGAATCGAAGATGTTATTGCTTCTGACATAAAATAATGCTCCATAGATAGATTGACGTCGCTATCTACGTCGCCACCATGACTATAATTTGTAGCATTTTCAATTGCTTGTGATTTGTATGGCTCAGGCAATTCATTGAACCATTCTAGTGCTGTTTTCTTCATGTTTATTTGGGTTTAAAAGTTACTAACTATTCTTTTACTAGGTAATGTAGGACACTTATAGAACTTCCACTCCTCGCCTATGTTATACTTCTCCCTCTGTAGCCATGCCCCATTTGTTAACCATATACATCCATATAGACTTTGTGCCTCATACTCGTTATTATATTCAAAATCAATACTAGATAAGAATAAGTCAAGCTCATCATCTGTATAACGCTCGATTAATTTTGATGAATCTCTCCCAGGAGTATGAACATAGCCGCAAATGATGTCTTCATTATGCATGTATTTAACTTGTTTTAGAATTAGCAATAATTCTTCTTTTGCATTTATCATACAATTTGATTTAAAGGTTTAGGAATTTGTCTGTGTACCCGCTATCTTTCGAGTGGGCATCTCTGACTATGACAACTGAAATAGAAACAGAGATAATGATTAGTAGGATTAGCATGATAGTTATCTTACATCACCCTTACATCACCATATTTAAACTTCCACGCATTGTTCATGTACGTAATTCTATCTGTCAGCATCCAATTACAATTGGACAAATCAATGTCCATATACTTGGTTGCATACTCGTCGACAGATGATATGTCGTCCATGTCTTCCCACCCGATTGGTAATTTGTACTGTGTCAGACTCATGTCTGCATGATTCATGACTACTAGATAATACTGCATTTGTATTGATTTATTGGTTTAGAAATAAAATGATTTTTGCTCCCATTTCCCATCTACCCTAGTCTCAATTGTATAATCCCCATTGTATTGCCTATTTTCATAGGCACTTAGCCAAACCCTGGTATCTCCGTCATCTATCTTCAACTCGTCTCCGTCCCATGATTGCTCGATAGTATCAAGCGTGATTAATTCTAACTTGCTATACTCTTTCATGTTTACTGATTTTGATGAATGAATTGGTTAATTGTGTTTCATGCCTTTACACACGCCATACCCCTGCCTAGCTGCTAGTCTATTGATTCTGTTAGCTACTTCCATGGGTACAACCTGTATTGAATTGCCTGTCTTATGGTTGGTAATTGGTACACCGCCTACCTTTTGCGTAGTGCTACATGATACGCAACTACGATAGCCATATTTAGTAAAGCGTAGTTCAGGCATAGGCCCACTACACCTGACACACTGGATCATCTCCATTGTACTAAATTTTAGATTCGTAAATGATTTTTTCTAGTCGCCATAACTTTTGAGCAGAATACGTACGATCGCCATCTATGTAGTAAAATAGTGCATCATTCTCCGACTCTATGATTTTACCGTCAGGATATTTGATTAGATGCGTGGCATTGATATTGTACAGCTTATATTCTGGCTCATCTTCTAATTCTATATAGGTTGGCGGTCCTATATACCTATTATAAAACTCTGTCATCTCTCCTTTTTAGGTCTCTATAGTTTCTGTAATACAATGCTGCTGCAATGTTACCTATTAGAGACACCATACACAGTATTCCCATGTTACTTTTCGTGGCATCTAGCACCACTATTAGTAAAAAGATGATTGACATTGTTGTCAAGAACATCAGTACTGCAAAAAGCAGATTTAGATTTTTGTTGCTCATTTCTTTAATAGTTTTTTGAAGAATGAAAAAATTAGGCTGCCCATGAGATACCCATAGACGCCCATAAAGATTACGAATAAGACTGCCTGGGTATACATTGCCCATGACATTTCACTAGCTGATGGCATAGTCATTGAATTTAACTTGTGATTGAATGTTGATTAATTTGAACATGTCTCTTGCTTTGTTCTGCGCCTCTGTTCTTGAGTCGCCTAGAAGTACTAACTTTTTAACGATTTTGTCGTAAACAGAGATACGTCTGCGGATCCGTGGTCCGTTGCTTGAATAGACTTTTGTTGCCATTTTTAGAAATTTGAGGTTAAAAATTAAAATTGATTTGCTGAAGGGCGGGGGTGCGACCCCCCTTAGCCGAGCTCCCTTCAAATAATAAAATCACGACATGACAGTGCCGTGCATATGTTCGCTATCGCGTATGTATGTAATATTAGAACGGCTCGCATGGAGCCGATGATAGTTTTGCTGTGCCTCTATTATTTATGTACGATATAAGTCAGCGGAGGCGTACCCGCTTAGTCTATTTTTGTTTAGTTTATACCCCCGACCCTAAATTGCCCAAAATAGCTAAAAAGGGGGTTTATGCAATTAATTTACTGCTGTCTAACGCGTGTTACACGTTGCAAGGTTTATCCGTATTTCAAAGAACGTATTGTGTTAAAATTTAGGGGTTAATTTTGTAGGCATTGCGCCCCGAAAATTTTACCCAATGGCATTGCGCCATTTTATACCTAAATTTTGCAGCCTACTACAATAATACTATGTAGGCTATATTCGAGGGCGTGTAAATATTCGATATTTTCGCGCGTCTATTTTCAACACGCTAACACGCCCAACATATTACGCTTTTTTGTAATATCTCGAAATTAGCTGCATGATTAACCACACACTAAAATTCGGGCGTGATGCTTCTTTTTCGCTGCGTAATGGCAACAAATTTTTTGGCGTTAAATCTGCTTCATTGTAGGCTGCGAATCCCTCTAAAAAGCCTGCGTTAAATTGAATAACACGCTTAACGCAATAACTGAAGCTACCTGCGTCTACTTTGTGTGCCTTATTCGTGTCTATTTTAGCACTTTGTAGGGCTTTCCCTGTAATACCCTCAGCCAAATAAGTAACCTTAGGCGTTAACGTTTTTTTAACGTTTGACTGTTTTTCGGCTTTTGCAATTTTTAGGGCTTTTGCTTTGCTTACTTGAGGTGCTGCGGTGGTGTTTTTTACGTTTGTCATTTTTGAATGATTTAAGTGAGTGAATTATTTAATGATGTAAAACTAAATAGGCAAAAGTTAATATGGTGTTAACGGGTAGTTAAACATATGTTAAAGAAAAGTTTTGTATTTATACTAATATTTTTAGTATTAGTTTTTTTTGTTATGTATTGAAGTTGTTAATGGTATGTTAATGGGTAAGGGGGTATCCTGCTTTTGCAACAGCGTTGCATATATTTTTAATTGTAATATTTCCCAACAATATATAGTAAAAAAATTATATAGGTATTTTTTGTAATATGTTTTAGAAATTAGGGGTACTCAGTAGTAGGATCTGGTTTTCCCCATGATCATTTTTTTTTCTGGCCTAGGGGTACCCTTTCACGACTACACACCTCCCATTTTTTCACCCAAACCGCGCATCAATATACAGCTCTATATACCTCCTATATATCCATATATATATAAATCCTCTGTAATGCAGTGGTATCAACAAATCGTGTTCACTATTTTGAACAAAATAT